TCGTAGACCTAGTAAATGGCCTTGTTGTAGGGATTCCTGATCTTGATCTTGTTATAGAAACGGAGGTTGTTCTAGAAACTGTCTTGGTAAATGGCATTGTTGTAGGGATAGGGCTCCTGGACATAGTATGTGTAACTGATCTAGTAACTGGCCTTGTTGTAATAGCCTGAGAAGGTGATCTAGAATATGTACTTGATGGGCATCTAGAACGAGTGGCAAATCTGGTTGTAGGAAAGCTTGAAGGGGATCTTGTATATGTTAGGGATTTTGAGTAAGTAGGTGATCTAGAATATGTACTTGATGGACATATAGATCCTGTGGAAAACCTGGTTGTAGGAAAGGCTGAGCGGGATATGGTATATGTAGGAGATTTTGAGTAAGTTGCTGATCTAGAATATGTAGTTGATGGAGTTATTGATTTTGTATTAATATTTGTCGTAGGAATAGAGGATGCTGATATAGAATACTTTAGTGAATTAGATTGTGTGAGTGACTTGGACAATGAATTTGATTTAGTGAATGATTTAGTGGCAAGATTAGTGGTGGCTAGGGCAGAAGGTGATAGAGTGTAAATTGATGTACTACTTGGTTTTGTAGGTGTAAGGAGGGGAGTAGGTGATAGTGTTCTGTATGAGGCTGAAGGTGTTATACTAGATGTTGGAAACATAAGGAATATAGATGGACTGACTGAATTGGTAACTGTATAACTAGGATTTGTATCAGTCGATCTCGAAGGTGTAATAATTGAAGAATATGTGTTTATCATAGAAGGAGTTAAAGATGATGTAGCAGTTGCTGTGGCAGTTGAAGAAGCAGTGGCTGTGGCTGTGGCGGTTGAAGAAGAAGTTGCTGTGGCAGTTGAAGAAGCAGTGGCAGAAGAAGTCGATGTGGAACTAGATGTGGCAGAAGAAGTCGATGTGGAACTAGATGTGGCAGAAGAAGTCGATGTGGAACTAGATGTGGCAGAAGAAGTTGCTGTTGCTGTTGCTGTTGAAGAAGCAGTGGCAGAAGAAGTCGATGTGGAACTAGATGTGGCAGAAGAAGTTGCTGTTGCTGTTGCTGTTGAAGAAGCAGTTTCTGAAGAAGTCGCTGTGGAACTAGATGTAGCAGAAGAAGTCGATGTGGCAATTGATAAAGCGGTGGTGCTAGGACTAGTTAAACTGGTAGCAGTAAGGGTCAAAGATGAAGTTTGACAAAGGGAGGATGATGGAGTTACAGAATTGCTCAATGATACTGTCTGGGATTGAGTTACTTGATGACTCTGAGAATTAGATTGTGTGGATGATGTACTGGTACTTTGACAAAGAGTAGGTGTAGGGTTTGAAGTAGAAGATATAGATGTGGTAGGTGTAACAAATACACTTGCTGATATGATATCAGATTGAGTGAGTTGAGGAGTCTGAGAACTGTATTGACTAGTACTTGGGCAAAGAGTTACTGTAGCCTTTATACTAGTAGATACGGAGGGACTTGGAGACACATAACTACTTGCAGACAGAGTATCAGATACACTAAGTTGGGGTGCCTGAGAAGTAGAATGACAAGATGAGCTGGTCGTACTAACTGAAAGAGTAGGTACTAGAGTGGCAGTGACACTAGGTGTTACACTGTGTTGAGGTGAGATGCTGCTTGTGGTACTCATGCTTCCCGCGGTATTAGTACCATACATACTAGAAGTCTGCGTGGGAGCTACTGAAATAGTTACAGTCGCAGTTGGCTCAGGTGTTACAGAGTTACTTGAAGCTACTGTAGGGCTAGACGTATAAGAATTAAATGAGAGTGTAGGGTTAATCGTTAAAGATGGTGAATGACTAGATGTCTGTGACGCACTCACTCTACCGCTATTAGTTGTCTCTGGTGAGTATGTACTGCTTAGAGAAGATGTAGAACTTGGCGTCTGTGATGTACTAACTGTACTACTATTGCTTGGCTGTGAGGTGTATGTGGTTGTACTGCTAGAAGTCTGAGAAACACTCGTAGTTCCACTCCCAACCAAGCTAGGGCTAGATTGACCAGAACTAGTAAATGACACTAGAGGAGAACTAGATACACTTACACAATGTGTTGAAGTTCTTGATGTTATAGGGGATCGTGACTGACTAAGAGAGACCGTTGGAGTCTTTGAGTTGGTAGTTGAACTAGAGATTGTTGATGTTGCTACCACAGTCCTTGATCCACTCATAGTCAAAGTATATGAGGCTGAAGATGTGCTTACGCCACTCAGCGTGTAAGAATAAGATGATTCGCTACTAGCAGATATAATTGGAGAATAGGAGGCAGATGGGCATGCTGACGTAGTAGGTGAATGAGCCGGTGAAAGGCTAAATGATGGTGAGCCTGAATTAGTTAGCGATGTTAATGGAGACCCACTAACTGATTCAGATGATGTATCGGTATATGATTTAGTATTAGGCGGACTCAGAGTTACGGAGCCTGAACTTGACTTTTTATTGGTAAATGACTGAGTAACCGTGACGGTCTTTGTCACTCCAGTAGGAAAGGTGCTTATGCTGCTTGTAAATGTCTGAATCTGAGAGGTACTAATTGACCGCGTTACCGACTTTGTTACTAAAGGACTATCTGATGGAGTAGAACTAATCGATGATGTTGTAGTCTGTAAGATACTATAAGTCTGTGACTTGGATACCAAGGGTGTTCGGCTGGAAACTATAGTGGCACTACTTGTTGTTGAGGCCGAATTAGATTTTGTACTTGTAGTTGAAGCGGTATAAGAAGAAGTCCCTGTACTAGTCTTTGAATTACTTGGAGAGCCTGTCATAGTAGAAGAACTAGATTGACTTACGGAGACCCTGGGCGATAAAGAGTTAGTAGGTGTTGTGGGAGGACTCAACGATGGCCCTGACATCTTAGTAACTGTAGGGCTTACTGAGCGACTCTGCGTAAGGGTAATTGAACTGGTCTGACAATGAGTAACTTTAATAGATGCTGTAGTTGTGGGGCAAGAAGTCTGTGTCTTAGAACCTGCAGCAGTCGTAGTGAGTGTCTTACTGATAAGAGGGCTAGATGTGCGTTCTAAGGAATCGGTTATAGTATTTGATACAAGAGTTGTCTTAGATTGTAATCTGGTAGATGATGGGGATGACGACGATAAGCGAGTCCTTGAAGCTATAGATGTCCGAGTAAATGTCCCTGACGCGGTACTTGTCTTAGTCGGTTGTGTGGAACTAGTAGTTGTCTTAGATAGGATAGCTGAACGTGAATACGATGAAGAAGATGTAGATGTCTTTGAACTCTTCATAGAAACCGTTCCAGTTGTAGAAGCAGTATTGGTCTTTGATGGATTCAATGTAGATGTCGTAGTAGAGGATGATCTGATAGTGTTAGATGAAATACTTGTTTTTGAAATAGAACCAGATGAACTTGCCGATTTAGACGCACGGGTGGAGGCTGAAATAGTTGGACTAGAACTACTTGATTTAGAAGGCCTTGAACTATATGTATTTGTAGGTGATGATGACGGAGTCTTTGATATAGGTGGCGTTATTGTCACAGTGGGTGTGACCAAATAAGATGAACTAAAACGCGATGAGGCAGATGAAGTTTTGGATGCGCCCCCTGATTGAGTCATTACAGGCGTAGATGAGGATGATTTAGATTGTGTAACTGATTTAGTCGATGTCATTGTAGATGTCATTGTCTTCGTAGATGTAGAAGAAGTCGTATATACATTCGTTCCATAGGATGTCCTTGTAGATGTTGTCGTTTTTGTAGATGTCTTAGACGCAGTTGTCGTGGAGGAATCGAGAATTCCATTTACAAGAAGTTCACGCGATTCATATGAGATATTATCAGTTGGGCTAAATGCCAAACTACCAATTGCTAAAACTAAGAGGTACCAACGCATACTATTCTAACTTAAACACAACATTTCATTTTTAGGCTAGTCAATATAGAATATCACTGATATATAGAATGATCAGTAAAAGAATCTTGACAATATATTCACCCATAATTATAATTGGGATCCTTTTAATCCTCTTGATATATTATATATTTTCCGGCACTGTTCGCCCATCTATTGACGATATCTGGGTCATAAATTTAGAAAAAGACAAAGACAAATTACAGCATATCATGAAGCAACAATATCGCTTTCCTGTAAATATAAACAGGTGGGTAGGAACATATGGGAAAGATGAAGATAGAATAAATGCTGATAAAGATGGGGTACATTTTATGTTTTCAAGAAGTGATAACGCAGATGAAAATAATAGATCAAATAACATATTAAGTAAGCCTGGAGAAATTGGTTGTTGGCTAAGTCATAAGAGACTTTTAAGACATTTATATAAGATGATTGTGCCTCCAAACTACGGGCACTTGATTCTAGAAGATGATGCAGTTGTACAAACAGATTTCAGTGAAAAATGGGATAAAATACGAAAATCAATACCAACCGACTGGGATATTGTCTATCTAGGAATAAATAAAATGGTAGGAGACCGATTAAATGAACATGTATTCCGATGGAGAAATGATCAATCATCGGGAAATTGGGGATGTCACGGATATTTAGTTCGTCACAGATCCTTAAAACATATTCTAGAAAAAATACGGTTTATGACAGCACCTATAGATGTCCAGTTTTATAATATGCTAGGAGATCTTCATATATATATTGTTGACCCTCCTCTTATAACAGTAAATGCCGATCTAGAATCCTCCATTGATAAGCAGCAAAAACGCGTGGTATAATTTTTATATGATATCTACAGATATGTCCAAGTGCCCATATGCATTTGTACTTGGAATACCTGGTCAAGGGGTCCATGCCGCTAGAATCCTAGGATTTTCCCTAAATGACATATTAGCTACAATTGTTGTTGCAATCATCACATCGTATGCCTTTAACATCTCTTTTATTAAATCATTTCTTTATTGGTTTATCTTAGGTGAAATCCTGCATTATATATTCGGCGTACAGACAGAATTTCTATCACGTCTTGGTATTGTTACAGCCTGTAAAAATTGAACACGTGACACACTCCTGTCTAAGTAACTAAGTAACTATATGTAATATGTGCTTTTGTTATATACACGACTACATACTATACCCACTTTCACTTACAAATCCTATAAGATAAAATATTAATCTTAAGTATCTTCAAAGGTGTATACATCCAGTCACTAGATGTATTCAGAGGGCTGTCTCTGATATCTCAGTCAATCTATCGTCTATATCAAGCTTTATGACCACACAAAACCTTATCGCCTATATAGAATCTGCACACCCAGAAATGATTAAAGAACTTATACATGCAGCAGATATATGTATTGATACATCTGTTGCGTATAAAACAAAGGATCCTAATACAATTATAAGGGTCTTCCTAGGAACAAAATTTCACGAGATTTTAAAAGAGATTTATCATATACATCGTGAACATACGACAAAACCAAAGTATGTAAATACTAGTTCCCTTGGTCCTCTACCATCCTGGAAATTATACGAGATACCTGCTAAAATGAACCCCTCCACAATAAATGACACATCTGAGAATGATGACTTTTACTGCTAAAAATTGATGATTCATATTTCATATATTTTACAAAACAGAATGCTTCAAAATATACAATTAATTCTAAGTGTCTTTATAACATACGTATGCGACTGTATATGTCCAAATGTACAGAGGAACTATACTTTAAGAAGCAGTAGTCTGTCTGACAATGAATATGTTGTAATCCACTTGAATAAGAAGTATTAGATTCCAGACAAGGGCTTCAGATAGTTAATCTTAGATGTATACCCCAAGGCATCTATCATTTTTAATACAGAATCTACATCTGGTAGTAAGTTATTTGCGTCTATAAGTTGCGCAGGCTTAGGAAACCCATTAAACTCCGATGCAGTCGCAGACGTGTATGCTCCCATCAGTGGAAAGTACAGCCAATCCCCGACTTCCATAGGATCCATACGACCCTTAGCAATTATATCCAGACTATCACATGTGCGACCAAATATAACGGAATCTTCTAATGTGCTCGTACTCATAGACTTCCTATTCATAGGAATATGTATCCAAGAGGGTTTCTGGTGGTCAAATGGTATACATGAGAATTGTCCATAAACAGATTCATCAATTACGTAACGCCACCCTTTCCCAGCAATTCCTGGTTTCTTAGCTATGATTTTCACAAACAAATCCTGCGAAGGCTGTGCCATATACCTTCCCGGCTCGGCAATTACAGTTGTTTTAGGATTGATATATAGTTTTATCGCTTCCTGAATTATACTCGCCGCCTTACTGAACTCGCTGTACTTTGAGGAATACCCGCCACCAATATTTAGAATATCAGGATTGTGTTTATTTTTTCTTAAAATATCAAATACTTCCAACACGGAATAATGAATTGCCTGCTTATACTGGCTAGGATTCTCACAGCCAGAACCCACGTGGAAAGAAACCCCGGTTATAGGAATCTGTGAACGTTTTGCGATAACCTTTGCCTCCTCCAGACTACATCCAAATTTAACTGAGAAAGGCATCTTACTATCAGTGTCATTTACTGCCACGCGCAGCAGCGTGCTACCCTTCCAACCACATGATTTGAGTTTATCGTATTCTTCCACAGAATCTACGACGGTCATGCGTATACCTAGAGAATCCACCACATCTATATCATTCTCTGACTTCATCGGGTGCGCATATATTATTTTATCAAGCTTAGATTCGCCAGTATTTAAACTAAGAATTGAATGTACTTCCCGTAAGCTCGCACAATCAAAACCAACCTTGTAATACCTCAGAGTTTGAAGAAGTATTGGATCAGGGTTACATTTTACTGCGTAGTAAGGATATACTGTAGGTAACAACTTTGTCCATCGCTCCACCTGTCTCCAAATACGGCTTGGACTCACAACTAATGCAGACCCCTTCGTTTTAGGAATTGATGAAATTATCTGCCGGAAGTTTTTCAGCGTGAGTTCAATAACTTGTGTAGTGAAATTATTAGACGCCATTTTTATGTAAAAATGGTGTCAATGCTTTATATTCATTTTTTAGCTGCCTTATCTTTTGCTTTCCACATATGACTCCACTCCGGACGATACGATGTCTGAAGCCATTGTACGGCGGTTTCATGAAGATCTTTATGCTTTTGATCCAATGTGGCGATAAAGGCCTTCTCTTCCTTCGTTAATACATGAGTACTCGGTAACTTGTCCATACTTTTAGATTGTTTCATTTGAGTGGTTCATTTTTTACCGTGGATTACAATAAGATGAGTATCAAGGATCCACGAATATTAAAAATAAAGAGTGTTGATGATATGAAGGCAATTTTACTTGATAAGGGTCGTCCCTTGGATTCCTTCAAACCCGGTGATACTATTGAAGTCTGGAATAAGATGAAGAAGGGATATTCCTATAGATTATCAGTCGCCCCCGGGACACAGATGGCATTCAAACCGTATGCGACACCTGGAGAAATGCTGGCTCTGGGAGCCTTTGAAGGCAAGTACTTGAATGACTGCCTTCTAGAGTTTCCCGCAGAGTGGTACTGGAATGCCATTCTAGCCGGCAAACTCAGACCTGGTGAGCCAGATGTGAGTGTGAATTTATTGGGTGTGGATTCAAGGCAACCCCTTCAATTCTGGGTTGATTCTGGCTGGGTTCCTGGTGGTACTAAGAAAGGTATGCACCCCGAGTTATCTGATACCAAGATAAATCCGGATGAACGTGGTTGGTTTCAGTGGTATTGCCGTTACTGGATGGGGAGACGTCTGCCAGTACTTGATGCCATTCAGATAAAGAGATGGAGTGCCTTTACAAGACACGCTGGCCAGATTAAGGCACACTGTCAGCCTGGGGATTTAGAGTGTCGGCCTAGACAGAGACAGGGGCTTTTCCAGTGGTCTCATGATCCGTTTATTTAGAGTAGTTTTATATCTGTAGTATAGAATGGATACTTTTACGGCATTGTTCTGGCTTAGTTCATTACTCTTTCTTGGACTATCCATTTATTTATTATGTTGTACAAAAAGGACTCCTGTATTTTATGCGCAGATTGCCTCTGGATGCGGAATGTTTATAACTAGTAAGATTGGGCGTAAGTTTTTAGGGTTAGAGTGACCTGTATTGCTTTAGTAGTAATTTTAACTCAAAAACACACTACCATCCACTATGGCATCCTTTAACAACTTCAAGAAATTACTATACCTCTTATCATGAACCTCCTTCCCCGCATTATCCCAGTTCCCCCCAGCACGCAAATGGAAGCATCTATCATCCTGTATCTCACTATAGTATGATATAGTCCCATCAGCCTCTACACTGTTTCTAGGATCCTTACGTAAATGTTCTGTCACCCAAAATGGCAATTCAGGCACACTATCCTGGGACGACCATTGAAGACTATCAAGACCAGTCCAATTGTATTTCTTATCATCTGTGAGAGCTTCCATAATTTTCCATAAGCCTCCACCTGTATCAGTATATACTGCTTTCTGTAATCCATATTCAAAATCCACCAAGCGTTTCATATGATCCGACCATGTACCCATATCAAACGCACAAAGGCCCTCCCACGCATAATCCAACTTCAAGAATCCATTCTTACGTGTTTGCATTTTGAAATAAAACTGACTCCCATGTGTGAAGTCAGACCAACTCATACGCCTATAAGGAAAAATATCACTCTGAACTAAAATAATCCTCTCACAGCCACCCTCCAAGACTTCCTTATTCCAAGCATACTGACACACAAGAGAATCACGACCACTTGGATTCTGATCGGCTTCAAATATACAATTATCTCCAAATACGCTTCTACGCATCATATGGTAATTTTGAGGTACAATTACGTAATCAATATCATTATCTATACACACTTTTACAAGTTGTTCCCTCACACTCGCATCTCCAAAATTTGAGAAATCACTATGATTCTTCGCATCAATATATGCCACATATCTTACACGGTCATTAAATACTTTCACCCACATATCCTTATGCTCTTTTAAAACCTCTGGGTGATTTATCCATGTTGCAATTACGGTAATCATTACATAGGTATAAACGCGAAATATTTAGACCCCGGGTAAAGTTGAACATCCGAGCTCCACCTTCTAAATTAGATAGAATGAGTCTTGAATTGATTATAGGGCCTATGTTTGCAGGCAAGACAAGTGCCATACAAACAATCATACGACGCCACGAGTCTCTGGGTATAAAATGTGTAGCATACAAGCCCATTATAGATAATAGGTTCGGTGAAGATTCTTTCATATATAATCACGATAATGTCAAAATTGCAGCCCAATCTGTGAATAACCTCACAGCAAACAGATTGACTGAAGAATATAATTCAGCCAATCTGGTTATAATTGAAGAAGGTCAATTCTTTCTTGACCTCTACGATTTCGTAGGTTCTGCGGTTGAGGAAGATGGAAAACATGTGGTTGTGGCAGGGTTGGATGGTGACAGATTCAGAAAGCCCTTCGGTCAAATCTTAAGCCTTATTCCAATCGCCGACAAAGTTACTAAACTTACAGCCTTCTGTAAAAGATGTGCGAAGGATGGTAATATTATCCCGGCCCTATTTACATACGGCTCCATTCAATCAGCCAGGTCAGTACAGATTGGCGGTGCAGAAATATATGAGCCGGTCTGTCGTGTACACTACATCGCATCTATTTCTCAGCAGCCACCAGCCCAAAATAGTTAGCAACCCACCAACTAAAGGCCATGAGAAAGCCACCCCATACTGTATCTATGACAGCAAATGAAAGAGGGTATTTATCAAATGCAAATAACTGTGTAAAGTCATATACGGCATACACGCAGAGACCTGTCAAGAATGCCCGGGGGGCAGATATCTGTTGAGTCAAGAGGTACCCGAGTGCGAGATATACAGGAGCACCTGCCCAAAGTCTAGGATTCATTGAGCGACCACCCTGAATCTCACGCATGAACTCTTGGACCCACGAATTCTGGAATATAAGCCATGGTAAATCTAAGACGAACATACCAAAGGCAAACAGAAGTACTTTTGTAATTTCATTCATGACTAACTGACTCTAAACTGCTAACACGTTTTTTTCATAATCATATTGAATTCTAATGAAATAGATGGGTTCTATCTCGTTAGAAGCCTTTGATGAAAACCTAAGAGGAAAACTATCACAATGGATACTCCCTTCGGATGTTTGTGCTCTACCAGAAGGATTTCAAGACCAACTACTATCAAGTATTCCAGGATTCCAAACCACAATCCTTGTTACAGCGAAACAGTGTTCCAAAGCATGGCTATTGGCTTATACATGGGATATGACATTCATCCCGGAAACAAATACCGATTGGAGCCTATTGTTATCAATTCTCAACCATATGAAAAAACCGATTCTCATTGTCTCTACACCAGGATGTATGCTTCCACAGGCATTCTGGAATAAATGTAATACAATGACACCTCCACCCACATGTGCCATGTTAACACGAAAAGAATCACAGTCCCTCCCTCATGCCATATTTTTCCCCAAATTAGATTACATATCTGAGGAGCAGTTCGCAAAACTCCCTGGCACTCTCAACCCCTCCATCCAACAATCGATTAAACATTTGGATCTTCGTAGCCTTTACCGGGAACTACGAGGAGCCGGCGCAAGTCTCTGCCTTTCTTTAATCTATTCACGAACTGTACATAATCAGAATCCTGAGTGCACTACTGCGTGGTTTTATCCAGAAACAAATGGAGCCCTACGACTTCACCTATCCGATTTGCGAATGATTTTACGAACTGTAACAGAGCGGCTGGCTGAACCGTAATTTACTTGCGGAAGAGTTTAAAAGTCCCCTTCTTGGCCTTGAAACCAAGTCTGCGTAAAGTCTTGACACGACGCACACCAATGGCATGCTTCTTGCGACTTACAATACGACCCTTCTTAGTCTTCATCAATTCCTTCTTAGTAAGACCCCCGGGGGTTCGGTTTGCAGTTCCGTGCCAAACCATTGCCTTAGAACCTACGGAAGTTACTTTACGCGTCTGAGCCATTATAATTATTACGTATAAAAAAGATTACACAATTTAGAATGTCCAGCGACCTCTTAGTACTCGCTGCACTCGCCACAATATGTATTATATTAACCCCCTTATTCAAAGATTTAAAATACTTTAAAAGACTAAATAGCCCTTATATTAACTCTGAAGAACCTAAAACACCCACTATTACACAAGCCGTCACCATTAAGGCAGATAATACCAAAACAATTGTCCTTTTAACGGATCAGTTCCTCCCTACAACATTTGCTGGTTCTGAAATATCGGCATATGAGACCATAAAATATATGCGGCTCCGTGGTCACAAAATAATAATATACGTGGCAAACTACAAAGTCAGTTCTTATGATGAGTTCCCTATTTATAAATACGACGTTCATAATCAGTTATGTAAAGATCGTATAATACACAGTGATATTGTTCTATACCAATTCGGAAAAAATGCAAACGACTTTCAATTAATTCAAGAACGAAAAAAGCCAGTATATATAATGATACATCTCATAAACTATTGTGATTGGTTTCTAGGACATAAAAGTACATTCAAAACATGTGTTGTATATAATAGCCGATATGTACAAGATGCTTTTCCAACAATACATGATAATATGAGGATGATACCCTATGTAGATACTAAAAGTTTTACAAATTTAAGAAGTGAAACAATACAGAATAACGTGGTATGTTTAATTAATTGTAATAAGAATAAGGGGTCATCACAATTATACGATATCGCTGAAAAGATGCCAAATGTTCAATTTCTCGCAGTAAAAGGTGCTTATGGAGAACAAGATATTAGAAATCCTAAACCAGGCAATTTAACATATCTAGAAAATCAAAAAAATATACATAATGTCTTTAAAAAGGTTGGAATCCTACTGATGCCTTCTCATAATGAAACATGGGGTCGTACTGCCGTGGAGGCGATGGCTTCAGGTATACCTGTCATACATAGTGAGGCCGGCGGGCTTGTAGAATGTGTAGGAGGTGCTGGCGTCTTATGTGAGCGTGATAATATTGATGCGTGGTGCCAGGCTATAAGGCGAATTCTTGGAGACAGGGCGTATCGTGAATCTCTAAGGCAAAATGGGTTTCATCGCGTCTATGAAATTGAGAAAGAGCAGATACGAGGGCGTCGTGAGTTAATATATAAGATTGAGAATTCATAGGCATCTCATGGATTATACATATTTAATCTAGGCGTACCACCCGATTGAATTTCAGTAATCAGCCGCTCCATTTTCTTGGAATCATAGACTCCTGCAAAGTGGACTAAGAAATCACCTTTTTCCCAAAGAGGTTCACCATCAAAACCCATTATATATGAATTAAATCGTTTATGTTGGTTTGATACCTCAACTTTCGCACGATCTGATTCATTCTCTTCTAGAAGTTTAATCATAGCCATATTCTCCCACCAAATATGATACGTACAATCCGTTCTCTCATTTACACGTCGCCAGTAATCCCTACACCAGGCAGTATTACGCATTAAAATATTACCACTATTGACATGTTTACACGCATCAAAGATAAGAAGCATATCCTTATTATCAGGGAGTAAAGGAAGTACGTGTTCATCCAACTTATATTCTGGATTTGTAATCAAAACGTCAGCGTCACTTTGCCAAATGATAGAACCTTCAGGAACTTTAGACAACTGCTCTATGATAAATGGAACCTTGGACCATGCAATAGGGCGCGTCCTATCCCACCAGACCTCGTTACCTTCTATATACGTGTAACCATGCTTGGCCGCATACTCACGTTTTGATTCTAAGGCTTTCACTAGCGATTTGCGGTAATCTACACCAATCGCTAGAGTAAGAATTGTAAATGTCTTAGCCATTCTAGATATATGTTTATAAGGTAGTTTAGACCCTGTAATTCACAGCCTTCCTGGCCCTGAGATTATAGGTCTTAGGAGAGGTGTCTACAATTATATCTGCCCTATACACCTTCCGCGATACTGGATTTAATAAATTCTGGATATTATCATATACGTCTTCTAGAAGTAATTGGATAACAGGTCTATTTCTAAAGCAGAAGAATACCATTGTATAATTGGATACTTAGAAGGGCTTTATGTGTGTTTAATTTTATTCTCTCTCTGAACTGGAAATATATTATTCTTCAACTTCCTCTCCATCTACATATTCATTTTCAGGTACTGGTCCATCTAGAGATCTATCTTCGAAATCAGAGTGATCATCCATATATTTTGACCAAGAGCTCTTACCAGGTAGAATACGAATTCCAAATCTATAGTACCGCATTGTTAGTATATTATTGTGACGTTCAAGAACCGACCTATTCTTCCAATTCATATTACGTATTATTTTTCGGCGAATCATATCCCTCATACTCAAATGATACTTCCTGTAAAACATATTAGAAACCCTTCTAAAGTTGCGTAATGCAGTTTTCGTATTTTTCATTAATTCACTATTTCTAACTCTTTTTATATTATTATTTAGATCATCATGTATAATACGAATAGATAATATATGTTTTTTAATAGTATCATCTTTTATTGAATTTATATTTTTTTGTATTTTACTGGCTTGTTTTATATATTCCTTAATACACTCTTTATAAGTCCGAAGATCATTTTTAAAAGATTGCTTGTTAAGTATAATTTCAGTAAGAGTATTTCGCGTTTCTTCGCGCACACGATCTCTTCTACGACTAATTTTTCTTATAATGTCCCATGGATTGTGATCACATCCAGGATGAGAACATCTTGCAGTATCATCGTAATATTGCCCCATTAAATAACAAACGGTATGCATCTTATGTCCACACAATAATGTCATTGTAGGGTGCTCAGTAGTACTATCCCATCTTTTATTACATCTTAAACATCCAAATTCATTAGTAATCATATTATCGTCGTTTTCACTCCTATTATTTTCTTCAATATAATGTCTTTGCACCTGATTCTCTAGTTCTTCTTCACTTAGACGTTCTCCCCTATGTGTTTTCCACAAAGTCTCTGTTTCAAAAATTGGTTTAAGGTGATCTAACCATTTATCGGCATCTTCAGGATGTTTTTCAATAAATGAAATAATCAAGTCCAGATTATACTCCTCGTCATTTGCAACAAGGGGATGTGTATCACCAGTGTATTCGTCATTCATTTACATAACATATATCATAGATGTTTAGACCATACGTAATAGCGTATAAAATTGAACCCCTAACTCACTTTTTGGTTGGGCAAAAGCAATGGTATTTGAATACAAAAAGAATGATATTGGTCAATACGTCTGCCAGATATGTGGCATTGTAAAAGATAAGCAAAATACGATGCATTATCACCTTCAAAGACATGAGGGAACACTCTCATATGAATGTAAGGATTGTGACAAGAAATTCTTCCAGAAATATGGTCTTGATAATCATATTAAACTAGTACACGCAAAAAAGGAACCTATACTCAAGTGTACATTCCCATCTTGTACTGAAACCTTTCATAAGAAAGAATATCTACGTGTTCATATTGCCCGAAACCATGTTTCGGAAATAATTAAACCTTGGATTCTCAAAAAGGATGATTCTAAGATTTACACATGCGGATGCTGTAAGAAAGAGTGTAAATCATACCCCTCTATCTTATATCATGTTATGGACCACGCAAAAGAGACAACTGATATAAACCTCAGAGATAAACTCGTATCAATCTAATGATCCGTAACCCCTGTGACAGTACTCATTTGAACTATCAAATTGTACAGATGATATCCTGCTGCTGAAAATCCTAAGAGTAATAGCATTTCATATGCCTGCCTACTAGTCTCTTTTTTATAGTAACCAATCCAAAATAGTAAGGGTGCCACCAATGCCACGTGAATCAAATTGACCCATAAACTTGAACTTCCTGTTATCCATTTAGTGTAAGCCTTATACAGATGATACGCGAAAAGTACAACGGAGAGTCCGATCAGACTGTTAAGCACAAGTTCCGGCGTACTGGCCCTCTGGATGCCTATATATATAAAACCGGGAGCGACAATCAAGACGTGGAACAAAGCCAGGATAACATGATGGTCCATCCTATTAAACCTATTATAGCCGAACAAGATACATTGATACCTACAACGCATATATTCACAGACGGAGCCTGTACAAATAATGGTAAGCGAAACGCCAATGCCGCCTGGGGTGCCATCATAGTCGCCGATAAGGACTATAAGGTCCTGAATCGTCTTTCAGCGGCGATTCCTAAGTCAGAGCCACAGACCAATCAACGTGCCGAGTTACAAGCACTTCTCAAAGGGCTCCAGGCAGCCGAACAGATTGATGGGTTTATAAAACTCTGGTCGGACAGTCAATACGCCATCAACTGCGCATCTGTCTGGGGCCCATCCTGGAAAAGAAAGGGTTGGGTCAAACAGGGCGGCGTCATACAACATCTAGATATCATAAAACCACTTGTTAATCTGGCAGAATCCATGCGAAGCCGTATTGAATTCAAGTGGTTGAAGGGACATAAGGGAGGAGATGCACAACACCAGTTTCCCTGGATGTTCAATCATCAAGTGGATGCCCTGGCCACTGCGGCCTTATGCTAAATTCATATGACCAGAAAAAGCATTCACTGCATGTCTTGCTTGATCAATAGAACACTCTACCCAAGCCTGATTATACGCCCAGGATTCATTACACATATAGACTCCAGGCATTGTATCTGGAAGAGGTAGCACAGAGGCCTTGGAAACCTTATTAAAATCATAGTCACCGGGTACCCAATATGAACAGCCATCAGACCAGGCATGAATCTTAAAAAAGACTGGTTTCGGAATGTACTTATCCGGAAATAGCTCACGAATCTGTTGCATGACCTCCCGCTGAACTTCCTCCTCTCCCTTTTTTTCAATGATATCCATCCAGTACTCGGCATCCTTTCCATCTGTATAAGAAATCATGATAACACCCTTTGCCACATTGATCGGTAAGACATACCTTACTGGCGGAGGGCAGACAAACTTTGGAAGGCCTTCAAACCACATGGGCTTAGCTTTTACCTTCGGAAACACTGCGTACATTCGTATCAAGGGTCGCATCTTGACTTGTTTTAGCACTGCTAAATGTTTGAAACAAGGCATCGTTGCCACTACATCTCGTGTCAGCGCGACAAAGATATTGGATGCGATCAAGGGATCACCTGTTCCATCCTTCAAAGTCACTTCGTACTTATTGCCTCGCTTATGAATATTCGTAGCCTCATGTTCTCTAAGGATTACGACACCCTTAGACTGAATATCATTTTTCAAGGCCTTAACCAAGGATGAAAAGCCCCCGTCTACTACAAAATAGTCATCGTGGCTACCTAGTTCATGGCTCAATAAGGTAACTGCCTTATCTGCTCTTTCAGTGTCTATTTCAGATCTATACTCGTAGCGGTCAGTCAGTTCGTTTGTAAGAGTTGGGCCAACTGTTCTATGTAAGACTTCCTCCAATGTGTGTTTTGCCAAGATTTTACTGTCAATGGTATCAATAGCCAAATTATTCATGTATTTGGAGAACTCAATCTTTTCAATATGACCTGCCCTAGGTATCCAGTATATTTTATTAGAAATAGGTACAATCCCAATCTTATAGTGCTTCAAAATTTCTATAAGTTGATGATGAGACTTGTGGAGACGACCGGCGCCTGCCTCCCACTGTAGATGTCCAATACCAGGAATAGTAGTCTTAAATGTACTCACACGACCCCCGATATATTTATATTTCTCAAGAATACAAATAGTATAATCGGGGTATGATTCTTTCAGCTTTAATGCACAATAGAGTCCGCAAATACCGGCACCTATTATACATATATCGTAGTTACTCATCTATACTAAGTAAATAATACATTATTAGACCTATCTCCGTGCTTTACGCATTGTAGCTGCTTTACGATGTGCCTTTTTTAAGATGCCGAGTAACATTGATCGCGCTTTATTCAGTTTAGCCTTAGGATTATCATGTGGACCGAATTTGTTACCCGTAAATGGATTATACAAGTCATTCAAAATTTCATCTGCCCGCTCAATATCTGCCAATGGATCTTCATCTGGTGAAAATTTCCTGCCGGTAAAGGGGTCATATAATTCAGGGAGTGGAAGGAAAAACTTTTGTGCGCTGAGGTAGTATTCGTTATAGGAATTGTGGGGTGTATTCACTTTAATAGTTTTAGTTTTAAGCGTGTTTGTTTTCCGTCTAGTTCCTGGGGAACGAATACGAAGTTTAGAAACATTATTGAATACATTCCTGGGAGTTTCTATTACAGGTTCTCGTACCCCCTGTATCTTAAAATTGCCTCCTGGACTATACTCACCGTATGGAACACCCTTTGGAGCAGTACTTGGAAAAGGTGGATTAAATTCAGGTGCATATGGAACAGTAGGCAAAGCTAGTGTAGGTTTCTTGGTTGTAGTCCGTTTCTTTAATGTCATTTTTACGGTTGGTGGCTTGAATGGTATAACTGGCTCTAAAGGTACCACAGGTGCCGAAGGTGACATAGGTACCACAGGTGCCACAGGTGCCGAAGGTACCGAAGGTGCCATAGACATAACCGTAGGTCCGCCACCAGGATTCAATGCATCCAATCGTTCTAAAAGTTCCCTAGCGGCATCATATCTAGGAATCATATAAGGCTTCAATTCACCCGCAACCTCCTTCTTTTGAAAGAATTTAACCTTTTCTTCCAAATTCTTCCTATTCTTTTTAAAGTACTGTCGAACATTATAGTCCCCAGAATTTACTCGGCTTTTAATATTGCCCATTAAATTCTTACGTTTGGCAGGCCCTACACTTGAAGGCCCCATGGTAGGTAATTCATTTACACCCTCCATCTATCTATTAATCAATAGACAAATTACTCAAAGGTCTCCTGTAAAGTATCAAATACAGTCATTGTGTCGGATGACGAAAATTTCCCCAGAAACTTGCCGTTCTTTATAACAGCAAAGGATGGGATGCTTTTAAGACCGCAGTAACCAAGAGTATACTTATTCTCATCAACATCACACTTATACCACACTATATCCTGGGGTGTAGATGATAAGAGTGCTGGAAAATCAAGACGCTTACAAGCCCCACACCAGGATGCCGTAAAATATACAACTACACGGGCACTGGCGGGTTTGCCATTCTCATCTATCGGCTTTAGAAGATTTTCGAACTGCACTTGGGTCTGGAGGGGAATCATCTTGTCGGTCATTTCTAGCTTCATCCATTGTTTTCCGGAAGGCGTACATTACGTATCCGCACGCAGCCAAAAGCCCAACGCTAAATAAAAGCACTGAACTTGATATTGACGCATCACCCTGTATCATTGCGCCACCCTTTTGCTTAGATGCCGCCTCCATTGCGGCACCGATCTTAGGAAGTAAAGTAACAACCTTGGTCGCAGCAGTAGCACCTTGAATCGCGACACCTCCTGCTGCATCCGCCACATCCCCCCCAGTCGTAAGTACCTTTTTCGCAGTATCAGCGGCTACGGCTGCAGTAGTTTGTGCGGCTTGCGCACCTGCTTGAACCACGTCAACTGTTACTCCTTTTACAGCGGTAATACCACCAGCGACTACTTCACCGGTTGCCCCTGCTACTGCACCAACTGCTTGCCCCGTTCCTTTACCAATTGCTGCAACACCTTCACCCACACCTTTGATAGCAGCACCAGTTGCATCCACTGCTTGTCCAGGAAGGGCTAATATTTTACCTAATAGTGTAGGCTTATCAGGATCATTCTTTAAAGGTCCCAAACTCGCCCTCTTTGCATAGGGATCCATCTTAAATGGCCACCAAGTTGCCGGGGGTATGCGAGCAACACCTTTTTCTAGTACACCACGTGTATCAAAAAATATTCGATACAAGTCATAAAAACCCCAACCGATAGCTAAAAATACGCCAATTCCAAAAAAGAGCATTCCAGGAAAATACATTAACAATTGTGCTGCCGCACCCACGTAGTCGCCAACCACGATTTTATTTAATGGAAACATTGAGAATAACATAGTCAGAAATACATATCCTATAAATATCCATGGTCTTGGAATATCGGGTGGAGATAGATTCGTAGCACTCTCATTTATAAACATACCCTTACCAATCCCCATAGGACCATACAGAGGAATTCCAATACCATGCTCTTTTATAAATTCCCATTCTCCCGTAGCCTGAGCAATATCATATAGCCACCAAAACCCCAGAAGAGGTATCATTGTTACTAATTTCAATAAAAAGGTCATAGGGCTACGCAGTAGTAAATGATCCAATCCTAAAATTCCAAAAATACAAACAAATACAATATATACCCAATATCCAACCTGCCCCCCACCTTTCCCCGAACCCTTCCAATATTCACCTTGTGTAATTCCTATGTCTATTAACGGCATTAGGCCTCTACCTATTATATCGTAAAGAGAACGCCACCGAAACCATCCGCAATACGAAGCACATTGTGATTTATGGCATAGACTCTAGAATGAAGAGTACCTATACTATTCACAAGGGTAGGATCAATATCCACTTGTAAAATAATTGAATTCATACGACTCGCATTTATAGAACCAGTTGGCTGGATATCTTCTGGTCGTAGAGCAAAACTATATGAATACACAAAATTATCTTCAGGAATTACTGTATGATATTGCCATGGTTGTACAAGTCTAAAATAACCAGCATCTCTCTTTTGAAACCTATCAAACCCATCAAGTTGAAGAACTGCATCTAATAATATGTCCTTTCGAGTACCAACTTCAAATGTTCCAAGACTACTGTAATTAAAAAATTCATGATATCTACTCATAATATCACGCTGGACATACCAAAATAATTCTCTGACCGGGTGATTAAATTCTAGACGTAGAGAACCACTTGTGGCACCCGGAGCAATAGGAATTGGAGTCGTATATTGTATTTGTTCAATCAAGTATTCATGTGTAGAACTCACAAATCTTCTACGCTCTTCAACATCTAAGAATACATAATCTCCCCACAACATAAGATCCGTTATACTGGCAGGTTTAGTCTCCAAATTCACACACGCAGGAGTAGTCAACACCTGTGAGAAAAATAATTGATTTAACGGCCTCAATGTCAAATTAATGCGAATAGGGTGATATTGAAGTGCAACAAGAGGTAGGGCCATACCAGGATTTTTGCAAAACCAGAAGCGTAAGGGTATATATAACTTCAAAGGTCCAAATAAAGTCGGTGGAGAATAACCATCCACTTTCCCAATCATATTATAAAAGCCAGTTTGCTTATCTTTTGTTGTTGTATAATTGGACCAGATTTCCATCCATTCACCACTCTGACGATCAATTTCTTGTTCTCCAATCTCAAGTGTAATTTCTTGGATAAGAGCATGCCCAATTGAATTGACGTAAGATATAGGTGTTCCATCTGTAAGAGTCAGTGCCGGTAGAGTTACTTCCAAAACCACTTGACTTAATAAATCCCCCCGACGTGGAACCAGACATGTAATTCGCTTCCCAAAATCGGGCGTCCCGTCAAAGTACATAGGCTGGCTCTCAATTGCGAAATTCGTGTAACGTCGGTATACCATTTTAAACCATGTCATTTGGGGATTTCCCGTTAGAAACACGTCTTGTTTTCCAAGGGCTACTAATTGTAAAAGCCCGCCTTGACCGACCATCTACACCATCAATAGAATAATGAATTATATATAATTGCGCATAAATCTGCTTATATTTTCACATATGACCATAGTAGGGATGGCATCATCACAGCATACATTAGATATAGATACACTTACTTACCAAGATTTATATCTGAAATCCCAAACGCAATATCAGATTTCATCTTATACGATACCCGTAATACCTGGTGGTAGCAATGTCTATAAAGTGTTTCAATATTTTACACCCGAGCAAGTTCTGAGTACTGCGAATCTGACATTTACACCTTCGACAATTCCAAATATATCAAATGCAATCATATACCTTTCAAGGGATCAAGCCATTCTTAATATCGGACTCAGTACTATATCATCTGCAGTAGGGGGAAGTATTTCAACAACAAATAGCACCATTAATAGACTTCTTCTTTACCAGATTTCTACACTATACACTAGCTCTTACACACAACTTATTAATAGTTACAATAAACTACAAGGTCAGAATATCCAAACACTCAACCTACAGCGTGGTATAGTAAATCTAGGGAATTCTATTTCATCTATTTCAAGTCAATTCACGCCAAATTTCTCCAGTTTGGGCCTCACACTTGAACAAACTTTTAACCAAGGGCCATCTGTATCAACAATCTCATCATATGTCACACAATATTATAATACCATCAGTACAAATATTATAACCTATAGCACAACAATTGGAGAAAGAATTACTGATATTATTGAAGCAGATGCTTCAACACTTACTGGATATAATATTCAAGTTCAACAAATTATTAGACGAGCATCAGGCCCTGGTGTTAGTACATTATCTACAGTCATAACATCTAGCTTTGCCAGTTTAACGAATACAGTTATAAATTACGACCCAACACCAGGAATTCTTAATTTTTCCACATATGTAGATGGTGCTATATCATCATTATCATCGTATTTTATTTTAGAATCTGGAATTTCTGGAATATGCTCTATTTCAACAAATATAAACAGACAATATACATCTAGTATTCTAAATGCACAGAGAATCGCAGGTACACCTGGTCTATGCTCAATTAGTACATTCCTAACAACTGTTCTACGCGCTATTTCAACTAATATCGGTATTTCACAAAATAATACAATATCTTCCTTTTCTACAGTGCTTCAACAACAAAATAATACATTTAGTACAGCACTATCTACGGTGGGTTACACATATCTTATATTACAACAAGAATCTGTTAGCGTATCATTATCTACTTTATCTACGTCATTTGGAAAAAATTATAATAATATTGCAAGTCTCTCATCATTTTCTACCATGCTTCCTTCTGTATATTCAACTATTAATCTATTATTTAATAATCAATCACCCTACTCTACTCTAGAGGTTCTATCAACTGTCAACGGTTCAAATACATCTACACTAAACAAATATATTCTAACAGTCTATCCACAAATATTTTGTGGGCCTGGACTCTCTTCATTCTCAACATATGTGAATCCCAATTTCTCTTCTATTAGCACATCATTAACTACATTATTTTCATCTTTCTCTAATTCAGTATATAATATATCATCTTTGCGTACAGATCCAGGATTATGTACTTTATCTACCTACGTAGGTTCTACTACTCTTAACTTATACAGTAGTTATACAAAGCTAAATCAATCCGTAATAACTATTACACAGAAAAATCTTAGTATTATGCAAGTATATTATTTACTCAGTACTTCGGATTCTATAACATATTCAACTAATAATACTACCCCTCAAATTACAGGACTGAGTAACCTAATATTAGGATTTTCCAATTATATTCCTACTAGTACCGTTGCACAATATAATATCCAAACAAGTAATATATCTACATTCGCCAGTACATCCGCAGGTGTTTATATTTCATCGCTTATTCGTGTGGAAAGCAGATTTACAGGAATGGTTAGTACACTCCAAGGTAGTTACACTACTTTATCAAGTGTTGTTCAACAAAATTTGTATTCTCCATCCTTTTCTACATTCAGTACGAATATCTTAACAACATCTAATCTAACAATTAATTCAGCCCTCTACGCATCAAGTATCGGTATACAAACCTCTACTACTGCTAATTATACTGTATCTATAAAGGGTAATCTACAAATTTTAAACACGACCGATCCAACCATTAATAAGATATTAATAGGTTCAAATAGTCTCGGTCGCACATCCTTCATGAATTCAACAGTAACCGATGTCTATACCTATATGACACCTGACCCTGGATTTACAAATGAAGCTACTGATATTGGTTACAATGGACGTATGTGGGTAGTTGTTGGGAATATGAATGTGGCTCCGATAGTAGCAATATATTATACAAATAACCCAATAAATGGATGGACTGCATCTACAACAATACCTTCTGGACTTACTAGTATATATACAGTTCGTTGGTCTGGAACATATTGGCTTGCTGGAACAAGTGGAACGTGTCAACTTATAAGAAGTGTAGATGGTATTACATGGGTAGATGCATCGCCTCCCATAAATAGTAAATTGGATTCTATCAGAAGTCTTGCGTGGAATGGGTTAAATTGGGGCGCGGTTGGAATAAATACTGCGACGGCACCCTTTATGACAATTATATACACTGACCAAAATGATATATGGCAAAACGCAGTGAGTACATTTACAGGAGGTGGTACAGATATTGCAACAAATGGAATAACTTGGGTTGCAACGGGTAACGGTGGATCGCAAATGAAATATAGTACTGATGGTTATTTATGGGGAAATGTGAATCTACCGCAACTCAGTACTGCTAACGCAGTTACGTGGAATGGAAATATGTTTTTAGCAGGTGGTTCTAATGGAAATTCATCTAATCTAGTCTATAGTTACAATGGTATTACATGGAATTATACACCAATACAAGAAATAAGTACTGTTAATTCTATTACATGGGATGGGAAATACTGGAATATAGCTGGAACGGCGGGGACACTCAATAAACTGCTGAAATCTTCAGATTTCATTACATGGTCTACATTAAATATTGGTGTCACAACATCTAAAATAAATAAGATTGGTTTTGCGTCAAATACAACACCCACAATTCAGTTATCTAATTTTGATATTTTCTCTAAGGAAATACCGGTAATGATGAATTCCAGGCATCGCCTAAATATTATTCATTCTACAATTTACTTCAATGATGGAAGCCTCACTATACGAAAACAAGACCCTCCTAATGAGACACTTGCAAATATTGGCATTAATACTACGTATCCCGAATACGCGCTTGATATTGCAGTTGGTAATGCTAGAAAGCCAGCAGGAACAAACTGGGTTACGGCAAGTGATGCTCGTGTTAAGACTTCTATAGAATCGGCAGATCTATTATCATGCGCAAAACTGGTATCTGAAATTCCCATGCGCACCTACAGGTTCAATAAGGCGTTTCAAGAAAAAACGGCTACTAGTGATATTTTACAATACGGGTTTATCGCACAAGAAGTAAAAAGAGTGCTTCCCAAAACTGTATCTTATACTAAAGAACATGGTCTAGATGATTTTCATTCACTTGATACAGACCAGATATTCAAACTAGAATTCGGAGCAACTCAGTATTTGTTAGATACAGTAACACGCTTAGAAGCACACGTATCTACACTGGAATCCCGTGTAAATTAATATTTTTTAAACATTCGTAATCTTAGATGGCCTTGTCTCAAACAAGCCTGCAACTAGATACTTTGACAGTAGTTACACTATATAATAGAGGGTCATTTCTGTCAACTGGGTTGTCATATGTACCTGTGGTTAGCAGTTATGGGACATTTTATAAATGGACAAATAAACCAACTGGACAATTATTTGTAAATGTATTCTATACATATTCTAATGGCGATATATTCTTTAGTTCAATTTCGTCCATATACAAGGAATATAATATTACGTCATCATCTCTATATTTTAACACAGATACATTATTATCAAGCATTGCAAGTAATAGTTCAAATACAAATATAATAAACAATATACGTACAAGCACTTTTAATAGCTATTTCTTAAGTCTAGATTACAACTCTACAATCGTATCACAGTATTATAGTTCTATTAGTCGCAGCTATTCTTCAATTACTCCAGGTGTAAGCACTACGGTAAATAAGATTTATAATAATTTATTTTCACCAAATGCTTCTACTCTTATACAAGCCGGCATATATAGATATATACCCAGAGAAAGAATACCTGAATTTACATCTAGCATTCATAATCCAGAACCATTACTTCAAGGAATCTTTGGAGATAATTCAAATGCTCCTGTAAAATGGTTCTGGCAAGGGCAAGCTTCTGGATATGTGGGACCTGGTCTGAGTTCTATAGTTGATTATTTGATTACTGACCCTGTATATTCGTATATTAATGTTATATATCTTGATATATTATTTAATATAGATACAGGATTACAGTCATCAAATGTATCTTTAGATGCATACAGGAATAATATTATTAATACTATGTTAAATGCAAATAATTATATTGATGGAGGGTCATCCATCTCAACACTTTATCTAAGAGAATATAACTCAACTATTAATTCAACTCTACGTTATGCATCAACATTTGGTTCGTCATTTTCTACATCTTATAAACAACTTACATATAATATTAGTACCTTTTCACTACCAACACTTGGTACTTTTAGAATTGGTCAATATATTAGTACTGGTAACAGTAGTCTAAATATGTATCAAAATATGTCCAATAATAATTTATATAGCACTATGTCTAATTCAACAATTTTATTAAATCCTTTGAATGTTATGTCATCTATTGTTATTAGTTCTGTATCTACTAGTCTAACTGCACTATCAAATGCCGACTACTTACCTGGATTTTATAAAATTAGTAGCATATTCAATTCAATTATTGCCTCGTTCTCTAAATCATTAGAGGTTTCTACTAATTATAATGGGTACTTAGGGCTCTCAACTTACGAAAATACGGTATTTAGTACATTCTCAACCAACCTTACGTATGAACTTGGTAAGAAATTACTAGACCCATTGAGTACCTTGAGCTATAATTTATCAACATTTTCTACAATAATAACAACCTATAATAATGATTTATTAAGTGTACCAGTAAGATATATTACTGCCCCAGGTATTTCATCGTTTCAATCAGATCTCAGTACAAATACTAGAGTGACGTATATTGATTATAGTAATAAAATATCTTCAATTCTATTTACATTCTCAACGGGAGTCAGCCTGGTATATGCCACCCCTGGATTATCAAGTTTATCATCATATGTATATTCTTATACACCTACAAGCGTCAACAACTATAATACTACAAATACATATGTGACAACCGGATTCGAATCAGAAATATCTACAGTATACTCTGTTATAAATACAGTGACCGATACTATAAGTACAAACCTTACAAACTACATAAGTGCTGGAATTACAGCTTACAATAATTTGGAATCTATATATACTCAGCTTTCAACGAATACTCTATTCAGTCTAATAAGGCAAATAAATTATATTAGTTCTCAAACAAGTCTAACAAATCTAGGGGTTCCCGTTGGTTACCTATATAATTATATTTCTTCAGTGAATACTCTAGCACCAATATTCTTAGATAAATTAGACCCATTTTATGGATCAACTGTCTATTACAATATGCTTACAATTATACCAAACTATAGCACTACGTTATATACACCACAAAATTTAATTACTCCCACTTATATATTAATAAGTACTAAATTTGTATCATTAGATACGCAATATATAAATTCAAGCGCATCATCCTTTACTATAGACACTCTCACACTTCAAACTTTACAAACCAGTTCATTTGTCTTAAATATGTATGGCTCCCTTTCTCTACAGCCATTTACTTCAGATAACTCAGGAATTCCAAATATGGATCTTCCAAATTTCCAAGTGTATAATAACTCACTTACATTATTAGCAAACTCCCAACAAAATATTACGACACAGCCATCAACTATATCATTTAATATGAGTAATTTAACAATAAAAAAACTATATTTAGCAATTCCATTCAGTTACATAGGTATTAATACTATTAGCCCTGAATATTCCCTAGATATAGCAATCGGTGATGCAAGAAAACCTAGTGGAACATCGTGGATTACAGCATCAGATGAAAGAGTAAAAGAGCGAATTTCAAGTATAAGCTTAGATGAGGCAATAAAGAAAATATCAAGCCTCCGACTTGTCTCATACGTCTGGGATGAACCCTATCGATTAGAACATATGTTATCAAAAGAAAGAACATTGGGTTTTATAAGTCAAGAAGTTCAAAATATATTTCCAGAATCAGTTACTAGCAAAGAAGAAAATGGGTTCCCTGATTTCAAATCATTAGATGTAGATCAGATATACAAAGCTAAATATGCAGTAACACGGTACTTAATTCAAAAGGTATCTTCTCTCCAAATGCGAATAACCAACTTAATGAAATCTTAAATAAGGATAGAGTATGGCGTCATACAACACAAGCCAATATATTGACACCCTTACTGTAAACACAATTTTTACTAAGGGTGCCAATAATACGAACATTCCAGCATTCCGTGTGCTGACAACTGATGGAAATGGCGGAACAATATGGATGTCGCTATCATCACTACAATATGGTGCTGCATACCACACCATTAAAACATCCGTGGGGACATATACTGCTGATCAGGCTACAAACGCAACATTTTCACTGCTAGACGGTCCAAATGCAGGACTCATTAATGATCCTACGGCGTCTAATACTACTTATTTGTATGCGAAAGCATTTGGCAAATTTGATATTAGTGGTGGCAATTCAATACATAGTTATGACTCGGTGACCAATACAGTAAACAGTAATATTATATTTGTAGGGACGGGGGGAATCAGTATCAAAGGTGACCCCCAAACGAACACCATGTTTTTTGATGGTCGCGAACTTCCATTCGTAAGTACAATACCATATTCTTTCAATAAAGCCGTCGTGTATAGTAACGTTCCTCAAAATACTCTTATTGCGAGCACAAACAAAAGTTTGATTCTTCAAGCACAAAGCGCATCATCCATTCTAGGTTTTGTTGGAGAAGGCCTTGTTGTAATTGATACAAAATATGCATCAAATCGAATACATATTAAATTATCTACGCTAACAATGTCAAATGTTAGCACATTATTGACACAAAATAGAATTACATTTAGTACTTTTGTAAATAAGCTAGAACTTTCTACAGTATATAGCGAGTTTCTTGGCTCGGGCCGTCCTATTAGCGGTGAATCAACTCTTTCGACAACTTACACAGGAATCAAAAATGTTGAAAATTCTATCAGCGCAAATATTACAAGATTCAGCACAAGCATAGCAAATATTGCCATTACAAAAACTGAATTATATATGAGTACTTTATTTACTTCTTCTATTTCTTATGCTGGAGTAAGGCAACCTTTTATACAATATGGGATTGCGTTAAATTTACCTCTAGCTACATCTACAATTCCAACGGTTATCTTACCACAATCTTATAAAAATTCTAATTATTCTATCCAACTTACATACTCAAATACTACAGATCTACAATTAGCAGCATCAACAATTGTATATGCCACCACGGTTCAGAGTAATAGTTTCTCCATTATAGGGACTCTAGGAAAGAATGTATATTGGACTACATTCGGTGACATTTTCTAATCTAATAAAAATCCCTCTCTTTCAGCAAACTCTTTCGCCCAAGGTTCCAAATATCCTTGGACGACCGCAGTAGGTCTATATGGCCAAGGTGCAAGAAATACGGCATTCGGTTTTTCATGAGCCCTTATAACTGATAAATGAAGCCTATCTGGACCCATACATGTATCAAAAAATAGTTTCTGTCCCCTGAAATTCTCAGCCACATTGACGCGAATACAGAATCTAGACCAGTCGGATTCAGGATGACCCGTGATAGCAAAATCGCGTTTAGCCTGATAAAGTAATATATTGAAAAATTCCAAGTATACCGATGCTCTCCAGAGAGTGGCTTGAAACGTAAACTTATATTCATCTGCGTCAGTTAATACCTTCCAGTTACAACAATTTCCATATGGCTTGGCAAATACTGAGGGTCCTGGAGAAGGCATCAGACGAATACTTCTTACTCTGGAATCCGTTTCCAATATATAGAGTGCATGTTTTAGTAATATATAATCAGGCGACCTATCTAACCAGAAGTCTTCTTGGAGTGGTAAAATATAATCAAACTCATTAAAAATATATGATACTGCCGCAATTCTAGATTCTAAAAACCCTGTCTCATTCGGCTGTAAGTGAACATGATGAGTATTTGTCTGATTAAGTATTCGTGATACATACGAATCCGTCGCAGTCAGTTCCGTTGCTAAGAATATGGGAACTATGTCTAATTCTTTTGCGTACCTACGCATACATGTAATCTGTACTTCCGCATATTTCATATATTTAGGAGTTGTATTTACCAAAATACACCAAGACATTCTACTATTCTTAGAACGAACCAAGTGTTTAATACGAGCGGTCTAAACTCCCAGGCACTATTATAAAATAGATGTTGACGAGAAATCCAACAACCGGCGGAACCATTCGCCTCATTCGTTCCGATAGTTCTGTATGGAAAAATCAAAAAACATTGGTTTGGATGAAGCAATCGCCTGATAAAACAAGTGAAGCAAATCGCTGGTTACGTTGGGATATTGCTATAGAGGGTGTCGCAGAGGACTTACTTACATGGAATCCTAGTATTATAGTCATAAAGGAGTCTACAGAAGATGTAATGAAATTTTTGGGGACCCAGCAAGCAAAAGACACCAGATTCCTCCTTCTATCATCCAAAGTCGCAGAGTCAATTGGTGACAGCCAATTCAAGAAATTCGGACTCGGAAATATCATGTGTTTAGAGGAATTCACCAGTATGTACCCATTTCTTGGTTCTGATTGGGATGGCAGTACAGAAGATGCCCTTATATGCGCATCTATAGTATTCCGATATCAGAGACTGATAGGTGTTTCACCTGGTCACTCTCGTCTTTCTGATGTAATTTTGAATCCTATTGAACTCAGACTTATTGGTAGCAGTGACGCGGATGCAAAACCACCCGAGCCTCTCGTTCTCATTCAACAGTATTATAAGCCAAAGGAGACTGCGAGGGCAAAAGAGATTGATAAGTGCCTGAAGCAAAATCTGGAAAACCCCCTCATTGACAAATTATACCTATTTTCCGAATCAATGGATTATAAGCTACCAAAGTCGGATAAACTAGTTCTTATTCATAAAAAAGACCGTATTACATACGCTGACTGTATTCAACTAGTTCAAGAGCGTATAGGTAAAGGGCATATTGTGGCATTCGCGAATGCCGATATTTATCTGGATCTTACGTGGCGCTTTGTATGGACTACTGACTTACATGATATTTGTATGGCACTCTTACGTTGGGAAGATGGCCCTGAACCCACATTATATGGACCACGCTCTGATTCACAAGATACATGGGTTCTACACACTGATAGTATTCTAGAACGCAAGTGGAACCTAGAGCCATTCAAGATTCAATTCGGTACTGCTGGATGCGATAATGCCATCTTACCCGAGTTTCTACGACAAAAATTCCGGATTGTCAACCCAGCTATGACCCTTCGGACTCTACACGTCCATGCCACACAAATCCGCCATTACGACCCCACAAATATCGTAGATAGACCCATTTACATGTATGTAGACCCTACTGGAATTCATGAACTGAATCCTATAGTGGCATGGGATTCATGGGCGCCTAATACCGTAAAACACGTACCCCTAGATCGTCCATTGAGGGCTACTACCGCAAAGACACTTGGTATTTTCTGTTCACAGATTAATCGCGATCCTAGTTTCTCATGGTCAGTGGATGGTACCAATACTTACTGTGCCCCTGTAGATCAAGACCATGAAATTCAAATGGAAGGTGGTGCATTTGTAAGCCCTCACGGACTCGTGTATCGCCATACGGGCTTATGTGTAGGAAAGACTGAAAAGCAAAAGGAATTATGGTCCGAAAACCAAATCAGTCATCTTATGCCTGCGCAACATACGGCTTCTATGATGGCATTTCCTTTGGATCCTACGTGGGTTGAGGAGGCCTCCCTGTATACTCTGTATTATCTATCCAGAGTAATCAAACAGCACCAACTTACACCCGAGGCTTCCTTCTGGTGTAAGCAATCTACCGAACTCCTTGCTGCCTTCAAGTTATTCAATTGGAAAAAGCCTCGTGGCCACCTTCTTCATTTTAGTGAGCAATCTCAAGCATTCGCAGATAAGGTAGTGGGTCGTACGGCCCATACTGTTCGCCTCTTTCCAGATGATATAGAAGCTCTGAGGACAAACCTATTTGAATCCTTCTGGGTTCCTACCATTTCTGAGACAGCACCCCTCGTAATTGTGGTTGATGAAAAACAACTAACTGAGACCTTGGTGGCAGAACTAAGTGAGCTCTATAAGAAAAGACACGAGGTTCGCATACTTCATATTGATGACGACGCATATGTCTGGGCTAAGGCGCTTTCAGGAGCCAGTCGTGTAATCCTAAGTTCTTCTGTCAAGAATCTGAAGCCATCCTGGGCATGGCTCTGGTTGGCACCAAAGGGGTGTAAAGTGCTAGAGTTACAGGAGGAACGTGAGCCATCCGATTCACTTGTACATCTGTGTGCGGCTGCCGATATGGAATGGACACTCCTACAATATCCTCGGGCAACACCCGACGGTCTCAAGAAAATTATATTAAGAGAAGTGGCTAAATGGTTCCAAGTGAATACAGCACTCGTATTACCTCTCGTTGTGGTACCACCCAAGTCAATGAAATTCGGCTTTTTCGGACACAAAGGCGACTCATTCCGTGAACTGATTGATATGTGGGCCGAGAAGGGATATATTGAGAAAAAGGAGGACCCTATTGCCACCCAGTGCTGGTTGGAAGGTGTAGGAAAGACCCTTTTGTACGACCGACCCACATGGGAGTGGCTAGAGAAGTCATCAGAGGCCGAGCAGAACTATAAGGTCTGTCTGGCAGGAAATCCCGCTGCCTCCGAAAAGCCTAATACACAGCCTTGGATTTTCTGGCCCAGGCAACCTAGACTTGTTGAGCGCTTGGCTGCGAGCACTTTAGAGAAGGGGTTCAATGATAGGAGTGACTTACTCGTATTCTACGGGCGTGTGGAGAATGACAAGCAGGGGGCCTACCGTCAAGATATTTCAGGGTGGCAAGAACTCTGTACTAAGTTCTCCATGCCTATTGGTTCCAAAGAACCCTATGCCCTGGGTCCCGAGGAGTATTTGCTGGCACTCCAGGGTGCTAAATATGGCTTGTGTCTGAGAGGCTATGGTCCAAAGTGTAATCGTGAGATTGAACTTCTGGCCATGGGTACTGTACCCCTTGTGACTCCTGGTGTGGATTATTCAGGCTATGCCGAGCCCTTGATTGACGGTGTTCATGTGATTTGTGTGAGCAATGCCGAGGATGCCAGGGTCAAAATGGCTGATATATCTGAAAGTATGTGGATCACCATGTCAAAGGCTGGCTATGAGTGGTGGAAGAGGAATGCCAGTGCAGAAGGTTCCTGGCAGAGGACACATACCTTTATTTAATCCCCAACCTTAATTTTCCCCACCGAATAGTCTTTTTAAGTTTCGCCTCGTTGATAGACTGGCTGTAGCCACGAACATCAAAGAGACCCCCCTTAAACATCTCAGGCTTATTCTCGTACTGGGATGACCCATTGAACCAATTGGATTTTCCGAGGTAATTATTGCTTGTAAATGAGGACTGTGGTAAGTGTGCGTTTCCATCCTCCGCGAGTTTCTCACCGTTAATCCAAATCTGGAGAGCAGGTCGCACTCCATCACCAGAGGCAGTAGTAATACAGATGTGTGTCCATGTCTTCAGTTTAATGGCACCCTGAACCTTGATGTGCTGCATCCGTAACTTCCCATTCCAGACTTCATAAAGCAATGTGGCAGTCTCACCCCCTGCTGTGGGGGCATCTGCCTGAGGAGGTGGAACGGGCTTCAGTTTCCTCGGTAAAATCTGCTGTGGTTGCTGGGCTGAAGGATCATTCACATTGGCTGACGTAGTTAACATGAGTTCCATGGGGCTCATAGTGGGAACAAATTGAGCGCCCGATGGAAAATCTGGAACTACCTTATTCAAATCAGTTCCCTTACACGCATCCTTACGAATTTCAGAACCCTTATCCATGGTACCATCTCCACGCCCCAAAATACCCACAAAGACATTATCAATACCCGCACCATTTCCAAAGTCTAAGAAATGCATATTGTTAGCAAATTCTTCGCAATAGACCCACATAGATAACGCACGCATCGTAGTCAACGTGATCTTCTTTCCGAAACTCATATCTGGAGAATCTCCTAACCTCATGAATTGGTCAGACCCATTAAATCGGAGACCCTTTGTTACTTGAACTCGCTCATCTAAATTTGTTGTCCGGGTCTCATTCCCGTACAATAGTTGAGAGGGCAAGACTTTCACTTCCGCTTCATTTATGCTTATACCTCCAGCCAAAAAGGAAGTCAGATTCTCGGAATAGTCTTTCATATCATCAATAAAACGAAACCAGAACATAATTCCTTGATAAAAGTCTATGATATCAGCAATATCTTCAGGAGGGTCTGTATCAATAAATGTGCGAGTATCAAAGGTCGTACTCAAACCTCGGTAACATTTCGCTTCCCAATTTCCCTTATCACCACGTACTACAGCACAGTAATCGGCTCGCCCATCCTTATCAGCATCACGCATATAGTCATCACGACTCGTTTTGAACCCCTGTTCAACCGTAGGGGTTTTATATGAAGTGGAACTCATATTCTCAGTACCAGCCAAAGCGCACGCAAAGAATTTCTTATTCTCATCCCCCCCTACCGGAATCACCATCCGACAAAAGTCATGTTTCACCCCCAATGCCTGAACATCCACATACCCCATCACATTACGTTTATCCTGGGTAAAGCCAGCCTGTTCAACATTAAAAGAAACATCCCCCCGACGAGGAAAATAACCAGACAAAAATGGATTGTCGCCTACATCGACTATAAACCCCTCTTTCAAAAATAATGGTTGAAAAATATCAAGAGCCAGCGTCACCAATAAAATGGAAACCATTATATATAATAAGGTATCCCACGACATCTCCTAATCGCTAAAGGGATTTTCAAACAGATTAGAGTCTCGCAGTTGAATAGATATGAAAGGGGGGAGTTTAAAAGGCCAAGGAGCATATGGATGTGTATTTCAACCAGCACTCTTATGTAAAGGCTCTAAGAATCCTACCGATCCTAAGAAGGTTGGTAAGATTACTGACTACGTGGATGCCAAAAATGAAGTGGCATTCGGGAAATATTTCAGTAAAATACAAGGGTCAAATAAATATGTCATATTTGCTGAACCAAGCACATGTATTCCTCGGTCAAAAAAGAAGCAAGTTGAAAAGGATATTGACCTATGTAAAATATCTGATAAAGTCCCTATGGATACGATGGTACAACTTATAATGCCCTTTGGAGGCTATCCAATTAGTCGTATAAACTTGGATCCCAGTGAATTCAACTTCATGAAAACAATGGAACAAATCTTAGAAGTCGGTACATTCCTCCTACTCAACGATGTCTGCCATTTTGACATGAGTGTACAAAATATACTATTTGACGCTAATAAGAAGCCCCGTGTCATTGATTTTGGCTTCGCTTTCAGACCCAGTATTTTTGAAGCCGGTGATTTATCACTTCGCTGGAGAGAAATCGGATTTGATCACGATACTGAGACTCCTGAAGTAACACTCATGTTAGCCACACATGAAAATATTAGCCTTGAAGAATCTATTAAAGGTCTCAAACAACAAAAACCTGCAATCCAACATCTCGCAAGCATTTGTGGTGTATCTCCTGATGCATGGGCAGGAGATATTCGTAAGTGGGCTCAGACATCAAATAGTTTTATGATTCACGACTGGGAAGCTTGCTGGAAGACATATTGGCCGGGATTTGATGCCTGGTCTATTGGCGCTATACTTTTAACACTCCTAGATGTGCAAATGCGATTCCACACATTTGTTGAATCAGATACTTGGAAAACAAATGCTAATAAAATAAAGAAGGTACTCATGGGACTATGTCGTGCTCACCCTGCATATAGAATAGATGCCGCGGAAGCACTTGCTTATTTAACTGATGGAAAACATCCCCTTATTTCCTCAAGCGCCGGGTCTGAAAGTAGCGCTGAAGGCTATGCTTGGATACAAGAGAAGAAAGCTCGTCGCCAATTTCATTCATAAAGCCACCTTTCTGTACATCTTTACTCATATGTAAGGCCTTCCCCCTCGGTACACAGAAATATCCGCAAAATTCTGTATATTTAAGAGGGTCTTTCTTATCCTTATAAATGAATAATGATCTGTCGGGCCTTATTATAGGCCGCCCAGATGCATCCACACGTTTCACAGATAGTGCACCCGGCTTATGAGACCAGTAACCATCAGGGTCCTGACGTAAAAAATGATAATCCTTCTTTGGATCCACAATCAATGCGATTTTACTAGTCTGATACGGACACTTTTCATAATATGTAGTCGTGCGGATTTTAGGATTGTCGCCCCATAAACGCGACACCATATCCCCACACCCCTTCTCTTTTTTTCCGAACCGATTATGACCAGCCTTATATCCTGGCTGAGGAAATCCAACATCGCAATTAGGCTCCTTCATACAGTCCTTCACATATTCCGGGTCAATCTTATCAATCGCGTACGCAAAACAATTGTGACTGTTTTCAATGAACTGATTCTCATTCCACTTTTTCATATCGAGTAACGGCTCATAATTACTTACTGGACTCATTAGACACATTGACGATCTCATTTTGCGGCTCTTGGACTTGTCCTGGGAGCGTAGCCCCTTCGGGTTGTGAAAAGAACACCACGGCATTTTTGGAAGAGGAGGGAGTTGGCAATTCGGATCGCATTGACAATAGGGTTTTGTGGGCAATTTTTGGAAATGCGGAAGGGCTCTCCTCGTCATCTATATTATTCCTTGGTAATATTCCATCCATCATTGGTTTGTCATTCATATCATCCAACCAAGCGGCTATGATTTTTCGTTTATCTGTCGGGAGTATCGCAAGCAAATCCTGGTGACTCATAGGTGTCTGGAGAGGGGCCATAGGCTTCTGATTTGTTGCATTGCCAACCCCCGAAGTATCCGTGAATTTCCAGTACTCTTCTTCCACTTGCCGCATCTTTATTTTTTCAGCCATATGAAAAAATACTAAGAATTGATTCTCATGTGTAGGTGTAATATGTGCTTCTTTGTGTGAATATCGCCCACTGAGCCCAATATACTGCCAACCTTCCGATTTAAGAAGTTCCAATGTCGTATGTATGAAAAAATATTTTTTGTCTAATTTGAATAACGTCATAAGCCCATTACATATTGTTACAAACACCGATATAACCCATGTAGTCCAATATATTGGCGCTTGATATGTGGTACCCTGGATTGATAAAAATGCGGGTACTAATATGCTTCCTACCGTGACAACAATGCGACTCATGTAAAATAGAAATGATAAATTATTTGCGCGTATTTGGAAATTATGTAATACATCTAAATACCGCTCTTGTAGTACTGACTTCTTATATTTTTCAATGCTAAGACTATCAAACATCATAAATAGTTTATCTAATTGCTCCGGCCTCCTCCTTTTCATACTCATTCTTTCTAGATATCAAATAGATATATGAAAGATCTCACAGACGTAAACATATACTGTATTAACTTGGATAATCGCCAAGATCGCATGGAATTATTTAATACACAGGCCGCCCTATCAGCAATGCCACACATTCATCGTATTTCTGGAGTAGAAGGCCAAAGTATAGACGTAATCAATAATCAACAAATCGGGCTACAAACACGCGTTCAACTTACAACTAGTTATCGTCGTTCTCATTATGAAATCCATAGTAAAGGTGCTATTGGTGCGTCGCTATCACATTATAAGACATGGAAAGAATTTCTCAAATCCGGTGCAAAATATGCCCTAGTTATGGAAGATGACGCAGAACTCCCAGCAACATTTGCTATGATGTTTAATCACACTATTAAGAATCTACCGGTATCATGGGACTTGTGGATACTCGGCTGGAATCATTCCCCAATTGATTTAAATGAAAAAGACCGCGAACCTTTCCGTCAGATCCTACACTTCATTGGCGCACATTGTTATTTAATAACAAGAAAGACTGCTAAACTCTTTATTAAAGAAATGTTTCCTATTGAAACACATATTGAGCATTATATGAGTAACGTGGCATATATGAATAATTTACGAATTATACGTAATATTGGGTTCCATGTATCGCAATTTGATAGAACAAAGAATATTTCAGATGTTCGTAAACCTGAAGGCTGCCCAACATGTCTTGTAGACGATAATGCCCAGGCAAATGACGCCAGGCGTAGAAATATGCTAAACATAGGCGCAAGCATAAAGTAAAAATTGAACTACGTAACACCATGACACGTAGCTACAAACAATGAGCAGTATATATTCTTATACATACAGTTCAGAAGGTCAAGGCCCCTGGTGGGGAATACGATGCCCTTCTGATATGTATAGATCTGTTGTAAACAGGGTTCAGGAAACAGATAGATACTTTGTTTATCTGACAAGTGTAAGAGGTGATACACTCGCAGTGGCAATTGAAGGCCCTCACTCTGATGAACAATGTAATACTATCTTTGCACCTGAATGGGTACTCTCTCGCCTCGGAATTGAAGAAGGAGACTCTGTCATGATGGATCCTATACTAGAGGCACCACCCAATGCCGAAATAGTTCGCATACAGCCTATAACTGTCGCATCCGTTGAGAATCCAATCTTTGTTGAGGGACTCACACAAGCACTCAACCAACTCGGCATACTTCAAGAAGGCATCCTTTCCGCTATAGTTGACCCATCTATGCCCGAATTACACGAATTCTTGGTGGAGAATCTGAATCCTGCCAAAGTCTGTCTTGCAAACGGCGATCTCAACGTAGATCTTGTATCCGCAGTTGATTACGAAGAGGCTGAGACGTTCAAATATAATGTGTCACCCATGGAGGAAGAATTTATAAGAGGAAATGGAAGACCTAATACACCTTTACCACCCGAGACATCATCAATGCCTCTTGTACCAGTATCAAATGCACTACCCACGATGTTTGTACCCTTTAGTGGAAGGGGGTATCGTATGAGTGATTATCGTAAGAACTAGTGGCCTAAAATTCACCCAGTATATATAACCAATGGCAGATACTATTTGCGACGTCATACAAAATGCACTCAATACAGATTCAGGGGCTTTGATTGGACGAAATGGCACGATTGAACTAGAGCAGATGATATGTGTCAACCCTGGTCGCCTGGCTATTCTACAACGAAATGCCGGTATTTTTCCAATCGCAATACATAGTATTTTTTACAAGTGGCAAAAAGATTCTATTGAAGCAACTAAATCAGCAGATGTTCTCGCAGCAGGGTGGTATGAGCCACTCAAAGAGGCAGAAGAAGAAGCATTGACGAAATGGTCTGTGCGCGCTGCTTTAGTACCACTCAGAGCCCTGGAGCCATATTATGTGGAAAAGGAGAAACGCTGGACTAGACTGCTACAAGGCCATCATGTGGCAGTAGTAACAAGTTTTACACAGACTGCCAAAAAACAGGTTGAAGAAGTCGGGTTAGATAAGATATGGGGGGCAAATACCATATTTCCCAATGATATTACATGGCACTGGGTTCAAACTGGCTATCCAATATCTGTATCAAATGACACATGTAGATGGCCTAATGGAATTAATAGTTGGCATCAAGCGGCAGAATATATCGTTGGAGAAGTAATCAAAACTGGCTCTCGGTTTGCCTTAATAGGTTGTGGGGGTCTCGGAATGCCTATCGCAAAAATGCTAAAAGACCGAGGTATTATCACTCTCGTCCTGGGTGGCTCTATACAGGTGCTTTTTGGAATTAAGGGGCGTCGTTGGGAGAACCATTCGGTGATATCTAACTTTTGGAACGATGCATGGGTCTGGCCAGATAAGAATGAAGTACCAGGAGCAGCTGAAGAGATTGAAGGGGGGTGTTATTGGGGGTATTAGAGTGGGTATTAACAAACACACCTGCTAAAATTGAACTGGTATACAGCCCTCGAGTATCTAGACAAAATGAAGCGTGTTTATAAGAAAAAGAGCACAACTAGCACCACGACACAGCCTGAAAATGTTATTGTGGCACCCACCACTAGTACAAACACTGTAGAAGCCAAGCCAACATGTGGCATCTGTTGTGAGGCATACAACAAGGTGGCAAATACAGAGGTCAAATGCTGTTTCTGTCAGGAATCCTCGTGTCGCCGCTGTATCCAGACATTTATCACCTCCACCACAAATGACCCTCACTGTATGCACTGTAAGAAGGTATGGGAACGCGAGTTCATTGACGATAATCTTACTGCCACATATCGCATGAATGACTATAAGAAACATCGTGAAAACATCCTGTTAGACCGAGAGATTGCTCTGATGCCTGCCACACAACACAGGGCTGAGCAGATTCGCGAGGCTGAGAAGATAGAGAGAGAAATGCTCCCACCCTTTGATATGCAGCTCAAAGAACTCTACGCACAATCTAGTGAGATAAATAAGAAGATTGCAACTATTTACGGTCTCCGCAATCAAGTCCAATATGAGATACGCACCCTTCGCACAGGAAAGGGTAAGAAGGATAAGGCCGAAGTCAATTTCATCCGCAAATGTCCAGATGGAGAATGTCGCGGCTTTCTCAGTACTGCGTGGAAGTGTGGTCTGTGTTCCAAGTGGGCATGTCCAGAATGCCATGAAATCAAAGGAGAGAATCGTGACGCACCCCACGAGTGTAAGCCCGAGAATGTTGCCACTGCGAAACTCTTGGCGAAAGATAGTCGCCCATGCCCTGGATGTGCGGTGGTCATTAGTAAGATTGAGGGTTGTGACCAGATGTGGTGCCCTCAATGTCACACTGCCTTCTCATGGCGTACAGGCCATAAGGAGACAGGTGTAGTCCATAATCCCCACTTCTATGAGTGGCAGAGGAAGCAGAATGGTGGTGTCGCCCCTCGTGTGGCAGGAGACGTAGCCTGTGGCGGTATTCCTACATACCATGAAGTCCGTAGCGGCATAGTTGGTCTTACTGGAAAGGAGGGGACAATTACCTACAATTTCCACAGGCTGATCAACCACGTACAACATGTGGATATGGAGAGGCTACATAATGTCTTCAATCAGGCAGATAATGAAGAATTGCGTATTCAGTATCTTCTTGGAAATATTACAGCCGACGCTATGAAGTTGGAGGTACAGAAGCGTGAGAAGAAGCGTGAGAAGGACCGTGCACAAAGGCGTGCATACGAAGTCCTGATTCAAGGAGGGAGTGACCTTATTAGACGTATGATTTCCGAAAAGGATATCGTAAAGAAGAAGGGTGTCCTTGATGAGATTGACGCACTCCGCATATATGTCAACGAATTACTCGCCAAGATTAATGAACGTCTTAAACTCTCTGTGCCCCAATATACAAGTGACTGGGGTACGACATATCCGTTCTCCCCAACTGCTAAAAAACAAGAAAAAGCTAAGAATGAAAAAAATATGACCAACGTAGCAGCAGTTGTAGCAACGGAGGTAGCAGCAAATACTTTGGTAAATCTGAGGAATCCTGCTACACCTACTCAGTAGATTTCAATACTGGTCCAGTAGTAAAGACCCCTAGGCGCTCAGCATTATCCCCCCAAGGCGCATAACAAACTTTTTTTATAACTTTAGTCAAGTCCAAGTGAGATGCCAGACAATAAATGGATGATTCAATCATATGAAGTTCCGTGGCACCTTCTATCAAGTAAGTATAATCAATAAGAGGTTTTCCAACTACATTCTCAGCTAATTCCCATTCAATAGGGTTCAACTGCCTATCATACGGATTCTTATTGAAATCCAGTATGAGTGTATTAGAATCAGACCTCTCCTTTACAAGTGAGGTAATTGGTAGTTTCTGTACTGAAGATTCCTCGTGAATCAGAATATATGGCCTACCTGAATTACTGATACATTTTACCAAGTCCTTCGCTTCCTTGGTCCTAGGCACATAAAAATAGGCAGTCCGTATATCATGTGATAAACCAATATCCTCATAGAAGGATTGTGGTAAATTATACACTTCGGGCTGCTCCTTACCAGAAAACCACCCACAACCAAGAATCTTATACCCATTCTCAGAAAACATATTCTGCTTCACATGCCAAGGGTGTAAATCTACATCATCATTGATTATAAAAAGTTTAATAGACGGGTCATCTGTATACATTGCCTCGGCATTCAGTCGGTACTTCGCCTTACAAATCACTAGTACTTCATCATATTCTGTTGCTAAATATCTTACAGCTCCATTCATCCAATACATATCACCAAGTCCCAAGTGACTATACAGAACCACACGCTTCAATGCATACCCCTTTTGTTCCCTCAAAACAGATTTGGCCATAGTATTTATCTTAGCCTTCACTCTGTATCTACGATCATTCTCAAGAAGGATAATCTTACAAATACTACCAGCCTCTTCTGTGTTTACATCCTTACCATGAAACTTATCCTGGAGTTCCCAGAGACTCAAATTAATGTTATAAAGTGCCTTATAATGATATTCATACTCCTCTACATACTTACGCAACCTATCATATAATATGTCATACTCATTCTTTACATCTACGCGCCGAGAATCAGATATCTTCCTCATCTTGATATCTAAAATAGTAAGTTTGTCTATTGCCTCTCCTAGGCTTACAGGCAAGGTAATTTGTTCCATCTGATATATATGCCCCTCATAATCTTTAAACAGAGTAGAGAATGCCAGAACCGAGTAATGTACCACCAGGTAATAAGTTAAATGGTGGTAAGCGCACTAGACGTAATAAGCGCAGTAAGCGCAGTAGACGTAATAAGCGAAAATAAATTATTTGGGGATGACGCGAATGTCTTCCTCCTCCACCCCATCGTCATCTCTATTCAAGAAGTACTTGCGGAACTTCTTGCGTAAAGTCCGATTTTTCAGGGTAAAAAGACCATTTCTGCTCTTAGAAAGGACGTCTCTGATATCCTTTACATCCTTGAATATCAATTTCTTGCTCTTATTACCCTTGTAACGCTTGGAGTCACCATGCCACAAATGAAAAATATTGCCTCTCAAACGCCCAACCCGAGGTGGTGTCTTAATTTTATCCTTATAATCTTGTATACTATTTATAATGTATTGAGGGTAAGGATATGTATCGTGTATGATACCCCAACTCTGTACGCTATATGTATCTGAACCCCCCAGAATCTCATTTTCAAAAAAGCCGATCATATTGAACCACTCACGCTTGAACCCCCACGCACCCCCGGGAGCGAATCCCATCTTATGCGGACCCACTTTATGAACTGTATTACCGTACTTCTTTCTGAATGTGAACGAGAGGACCTCATCCAATACGCGTTTATATGTAATATCTAGACGTAGCACCTTTGTAAAGCCATGTACAACATCATGTGTGATAAGCATATCTGATATCTCATTGTACCAGTTTAGATTATCAAACACAATATCACTATCCATAAACATGACTTTCGTATATTGCTCAGGTATCTTCTCCAACATCAAATGACATAACCGCTCCTTCTGAAATAATATGATGTCCGTCTTGTAATGAAAGGCTTCTTTGATATCAGGCTGGTCTATATACATCTCTGCAACGAAATATGGTATCTTAGCTAATTTCAGTCTCTCAAGAATATATAAACAATTCATCAAAATACGCTTGGATTTATTAGAATTAAAATATACAATACAAACCGCCATATCATTACGAATAGGCTCCTTATAATGAATATCATATATATCAAACGATTTGGGAAGGTGTATTTTTTTAGTCTCTGACATTCTATCTATAATCGCGTTATAAATATAAAGTATTAACCCGGCAAACGTATTAGAATTACTCCCGGATATGTCTTCTTGGGGTCGTGGTTTAAAATTATACAGAAAATCTAAGGAAACCAAGAAAACCATAGGGTACTATTATGATGTATCTAACACACAGGATATTGCTAATACATACCTAGAACTGCTTGGTGCCTATATTTACAGTCGTAAACTAAATGATGTTTGTAACGTCTATGATCCAAATGGCTTTATCAGCGCAAGTATCCGTTATTCCCCTCAGTTAAATGTTCTAAAGGTGGTTCCTGAGGATACAGATAGACTTAGCCTAAATTCCATAATTCAAATCACAAAAAACCTCCCATTTTCAGAAATACAGAAGTTTGCATCATCTCTTTTTGAATATACACCCGAGTTTAACAGAGGCATTCTACAAGTCTTAGATAAAGCGGCTATACGTAATACATTTGATATAGCCATACACATAACAGATAATACACCTGATTCATTTGAATATTATCTAAATATCTTATCTGAATACCAGAAAAAATTAAAGAAAGCAAGTCTAAATATATATATTATGAGCGAAAATTATGAGATGGTAATGGATTTTCAAAAGATGTGTAACCCATCTTGGAAGATTACAAGTCTAAGTAAATTTAATGTATCCGATATAGCTTCTTTAGTATTTCAACAATTGGCAGAAGTTCAAATTTTTGCAGTAGTCGAAGCCACATCCCTAGACTTCTCAAACTCGTTAGATAGGTTTATTTATATCATGCAACGCAAGCCCAAAGTATATACATTCTTTAAAGAATTATCCAATACTAAATGGTCCATAGAAGGCCCTATGCCATTAAGAGCTCTAGTAGCATCTGCCCCTGCTCAAGCTGCTGCTCAAGCTGCTGCTCAAGCTGCTTCTGTTCAAGCTGCTGCTCAAGCTGCTGCTGTTCAAGCTGCTGCTCAAGCTGCTGCTGTTCAAGCTGCTGCCGTTCAAGCTGCTGCTGTTCAACTTCAGTCTCAGAAGGCCCTAGCGGAGGCTTCCGCAGAAAGGGTCACTGAGAGTTTAGATGATCTAAGAAAGGAGCTTTCCCTGACACGTAATGAGGCCAGCAGTCTTACAGCGAAAGTAGACGAGTTAAGTACAGCATTAGCGGAACAAAGATGCGAAATTGGGACCCTCATTCTTCAACTAAGGCAGGTATCGGGCCTTGATGTTCAACAAATCCTTGTTCAAGATCCTATTGTTCACAATGTACCTGTTCAAGCCTCTGAGCCTGTTCAAGCCTCTGAGCCTGTTCAACCCTCTGAGCCTGTTCAACCCTCTGAGCCTGTTCAACCCTCTGCTATTCAAACTGGTTCTAGCACCGAGATTACTGCTGACCAACCTGCTGCTACCCAAATAGATCAAACTATAGAATCCGTGGTTTAAAATGCCAAAACAAATATAATGTATGGATGAGTTATATAGTATCCCAGGTGAACCATTAGAACTACGGGGATCAGATACCGATATTAAGAATATAATTATTATAATATGTATAACATTATTATTTAATATTATGTATTTATCTTGTTCAATCAGTAGATTACCTGTAAAACGTAATCCCTTAATACATATAATATAATATAATATCAATACCTAATGATATTTCACCCTCTAAACTAGATGAGTTTTCAAGGTGAAGTACTAAGTGATACACATCTAAATCTATGGAAATACTCTGCAACCGATTATGTGAATATGCTTTCAGCAAGAAATCCGAATCTTATTCTCGCAGGCGATATCGGCGATCCAGATAATAAATCACTTCACACATTCTTAGATATAGCACGCAATAAATATAAGCGAGTGATCTACGTACCAGGAAATCACGAATTCTATGTAAGAGTGTCTGGCTCTAAGAAAACACCCGCAAGTGTTATTTCCTGGTTCAATAAATTGGATGAGCAATGGGATAATTTTCATTTCTTCTATCGCCGCACAGAAATCTACGACGGCATTCAGGTTGTAGGGGCTACATGCTGGTCTACAAAACCCGAGAATACTAATTGGTCCAACCTTATATCTGAAGAGGGTAGAAAGGACCGTGAATTTATTGAAGATTCACTCACTAATTCAAAAGGGTTACCAAGTCTCGTAGTTACGCATTACCCTCCTACCCTCCGTGTAATCATACCTGAATTCAGAAATACAATATCTCAATTCAACTACGCACAAGATCTAGAATATATATTCCGATATCCTCTCCATACATGGGTATTTGGGCATGTACATCAGTCCCACGATTTCTCCATTCCCTATAGTTATTCTATGGCTGAATCAACACAAGTTCGCCTCCTCTGTAACCCGTATGGTTATCCTGGAGACGTTATCAGTAATACCCCAGTAAAACCAAAACCCTTTACCATTCCATCTTTGTTATATTCGGGAGTATCTCCTCGTGATACGATTTATCAAATGCTATCAAACTATCCTTGAAATTTGGATTAGGGCGAAATGCGATAGGGCGAATAGACTGAATATATTGAATTGCCTGATGCCAAGAAAACCCCCTCGTGCTAATAAGATACATTCCAACTATCACGGCAGAGCGCTGCATTCCCGCCATACAATGAATAAGAATCTGATTCCCTTCATTACGCTCCTTCAATACATTATATACAATCTCATGAGACCAGAGTGTCATATTACGAATTTCTTCAGGTTTTAGATTATCATCTACAGGAATCCTATACTGTTTCCGTATAGATGGTGAAAAGGGTACATCCTTGGTTGCATTAAATACCGCTGTTATATGATGCTCTTTGAGCCATTTCTCATTCAAAGCTGCTCTCTTATTTCCTAACCAAATTCCTGAAACAATCTCATGAGCATCTGGTACCCCTTCCATTCTTATTGCTTCTAGGAGTAAAAATGAAAGGGAATCGCGTAGAAATCTAGGGCAACAATAATGGAATACCTTGAAAAGTCCCTTACAATCCATCTCTATAGATATGAGGAAGTAGTTTCATCCTTAATATGGTCTATAATACAAAGAAACTACACCGAATCAGTATTTTGGGCACTTGAACTCTACGATAGCGGGATGATGGATGGTATATTTCAGAAATTACAAGAATCATGGCTTCTATATGCAGGCTTCGGGCCAAATTGTTATTCAGTACTTCTTCAAATGAATGATTCAGAAATCGATAGGGATGACTTGGTAAAGACGCTCTATATGTGGTCTCGTGTTACACCTGATGCCACTGTTGCCCAACTTCTCATCCGGGGATCCGTAACTCCTACAAATTGGACCGTACGATTTCCACATTCGTCTGTATACCAGACTGTTGAGATGGCAATACATGATTGTTTGAAACGAGGAAAGGCTTTAGAGGCCTGGACTCTAAGTCGTGCCATGAGCTCAAAAGACAAATGGGATATCATATACAAGCAAATACCAAATAACTCCTATAGGGACTCTATAACTAAAACAATCCAATCACTCAAAATATCAGAGCACGTAAGACTTGCTACATGCTTTGTATTGGCGACAATACCTGATATCTTCTTGAAAGCATCTGTTATTGAAGTAAAACCTGTGACAATACCATCGGAATTATTGACTACAGTATCTGACTGGGACGAGGAGAATTCCATGAGGAAACGAAGATGCTTAGCTATCCGACCAGAAGCCATAACATATACATGTGAAAGAAGTAGTCTCCCTATGAAAGAATCGGCTCTAATAGATATACAGTACAATTTGGAAGAGAATCTCAGAGATTCATACTGTTGGCAAATCATCCTGGATGACTACATGGAACATGGTCAATGGAAAAGTGACACCTATAAAGAAATGTTCTATAATACATACTTCTCATATCCTTCAGATGATATACCTGATGAATGGCCTTCGAAAGATAAAGAACTATCACATGGTAGGGGGTTGGGTAAGAGTACTGAAGTGGCATTAAGACAACATGTGTCATATATGTTGAGAAACAAAACGTGCCTCGGAGCATACACCTGTGGAATAACGCCATCAACAGGAATGCCACCCACGCTTCAATGGGATGACCTATATGCTAATTTAGAAGGCGACTGTAGCAAATTCTTAGAGTCTCAACTACCATTCACATCAATAGCAAAAAGATTTGAAGTTGTCTGATTCTTAGCATACAGTGTTTGAATTAGATCAATAGATGAATCATCCAGATTTTCATAGTTAGTAACACATTGACGTACCACGGTTGTAGGAATACCAGTCCTCTGTACAAAACAAAATACCTTCTTTGTAATGGTATCCGTAGTGAACGTAAAAATGGAGTCATCTTCACAGGAATATACAATTTCATTCGTGCTCTTCATTACTATATTCTTAACGGCGTATGTAGAAATATTCGTGTTTTTTGCTATATCCACATACGTCACAACAAATCCGAACTTACCATCCGCAAACTTTGCTGACTCTAGGCTAAATGATGGAAGAGGTGCACTAGAATCAGGTCGTACAAGAGGCTTTACACTCTGTGTTCTCAATGTGGATTCAACAAGACCCATATGTTTGACTATATATACGGAAGGTTTAGACCCTAATAATAGTCATCATCCTCATTACCGTCTCCATACCTATCATTCCAGCACAGCCCACAATATCCTTGTGCTCCACAGGTATATAATTCTCCACAACCAATACAACCCTCTTCAGTCATATCCTTCTCATATTGCGCCATTCTATCTTTCCATTCCTCCTCGCTAAAACTAGGCATTTCATATATTCTGATCTCTGGCGTAGAAATATCTGAGATGTGCGCAAAGTAGAGTATCGCATCCAAGAATGCATGATAGTGAAGATGTGATACATCTTTAGTATCATATCTAAACCCATTATCAAATGCTATAAATGTACTACCATCTTTGAAATGTATACGTGTATCCTTACCTAGTATCAATAAGGAGACCTCAGTCACATCATATTCCTTGATACTCTTATCATCTAATATAATATTAAAACGAAACATGTCCGATACACTCTACTAACTTCAGCTGGCGATGAAGTATGCCTTCAATTTTATACCGCTTAATATATACTATCTATTCTCATAGCCATACTATAAGCCTTAGTATATACCTCATCTAGCGCATCTATGTCATTCAATTCCTTTGATATATAATATTTCTCAGTAAGGCGAATCCAACTCTGTATATACGTATATTTCTTATAGAAATCATATGTTTGTATACACCTATCAATCTTATTTTTATCTAAATCTATCCCAAGACTCATAACCTTGATGAATTCAATAATAGTAATCTTTGATGCAGAAGTTTCATCTTTAAAATGGCGTTCAATTGCCTTGAGTTTCAAATACTGTTTATTACGCTTCTCAAATACACTCAAGTCAAAATTGGCATTGCGAAAGAGTTGTAAGGTAACCGAGAATTCTCCATATTCCTTTAGTTGTCTTAATACCGATATATATTGACCCATTACAAATTCCTCGTTGGACAGAATATTTGTAGGCTGCTTTGGCTCATTAAACATCCAATAGCAGGTAAGTAGTCGGTTTTCCATCGCACGCCTTATAGTATTCGCCTCATACACATAACTACACTTCCTCTTAAGATTTAATACATATACAGGTTTCTTTGGTACTTCCAGAGTGACAGGGTCTTCCGTGTTTACACGATTCTTCATACTTCTATATACCTTGGCCATATGTCGTATTTTATTGAACATGGTGGCAAAACGAAAGACTAGTTTATATAATGAATATACCTGATTCCACTCGTTTTTCTCTCTAGTCTTTATCTTTTTAAAGATTGCATTAACAGCTGGTGACGATTTATACTCACCAGCCTTAATATTATAGGGGTTAGGAAATCCAGATATATTACACATATTATGAACACTGTTGTATTTAATTTGTTTAAACACTTCGTCTCTACTATATGTACTTAATGACTCAAACTTAGATCTTACATTTGGCGAGACCTTCTTCCCCCAAGGTATAAACCAACGAGGGCCCTCATAGACCTCAAATATATATCCATGTTCTTCTATATCACAAAGTACCTTCTTACTATTTACTGGGTTTAATGGCTTTTTCTTAATTATTGAATATTTCCGTTTCGCTTTTTTACATTTATTTCTATTGACCCCTATATGAAATCCCGTGGTTGGCAGTTGAAATGTATTTTCGGGTATAGACGCCATTTATATAAAAAAAGTTAAAACACTTTAGGTTCAATTTTCAATCCGTTATCTCAAATAAGGTTAATCTATTACCATGAATACGACCGCATTGAACACCCCTTAAACTAAATACTTCTTTCGTAGTCATATCTGCCATATAAATACCTTCTTTCCCTATAACCCGAGTCATAATAGGTAAATTAGTAGGTATATCAATGAGATCACCTTGATGAGTATCGCATAATTTTGTACATGATCCAAGAAGGACTGACCTACACCTCATATAGACAGCGCCAGTTTTCACTAGCGCCTGGCATTGATATCTGTTCGCCTCATCATCAGATACAAGTGTAAATTTACTCCGCTCTTTCGTAGTCAATACATTAATAAGAGGCTGTGAAGGTTTTCCTAATTCCTTCGCAATTTCTTTCGCCAACGCAATACCCTTCGCGCGTAATACGGCATCCAGACTCTCCCATAATACTCTTGGAATGGTATATTCTTGCATTCGGCACCTTTTGTGCGTTTTAATCCAGTATCAAGTTTCATTTTTTATACTAAGCAAACTACCATGGTGGCACCATCTGACTGGGGACCCAATGCCTGGAGACTCCTACACGGGATCGCCGAACGTGTAGGAAATCAAACTATTTTACCAATAATACGTGATGAACAAAATGAACTCCGAATAGTCTTACGAGACTTCTGGATGTTATTGCCCTGTAAACATTGTCAAGCCCATTATCGTGAATGGATACGTTCTCATAATCCCGACACCTTTATAAGAGAGTACGATGAATACCTACGAATGGCTATGCGCTCATGGGTATTCCAATTTCACAATGCCGTAAATCAAAGCAGAGAAATTGATATAGTATTCAATGAAGATGAGCTACAAGTCACATATGCCAATATTGACCTACGTGAAGAGGCTGCAGTATTAAAATCCGTATATCAACGGGGGATTCAGACGGGAGTGCTGAAGCCTATAGAATGGAAGAATGCGTGGAGGCATCTAGATTTGTTATTACGTTTCATTGGACTATAAATAATTATCTATCAGGCTCTTCCGCACAAACAACTGGATTCTCGGCTGTAGCACTGGCTGGCAAAATCTGAGATAAGACTCCAAAGAGATCCGATGAGCGCGCACCACAGACTCTAGAAAGTTGATATAATCCTACACCTATTCCTATGGCAGATAGACCAAATAATCCACCTATCACTCGTCCCATTGATCCACGGCCTTCGCACTCTTTCATGAAATAAAACCTGCAAACAATCACTATGATGAAAAATAAGACTATGGCAACCAATAATAATATTGCCTGTGTATTTCTTTTTTCGTGTGCAACCTGATCTGCCCCCACAGCAGGAGGCATTTGCAAAGTTTCAATGGCATTCATTAAAACAAAGCCAAAGACAAAGCCCATACTTGTTATCCAATAACTGGGTACTGAAGAACTAGCAGCCGTTGATCCCGTATAATACACCAGATTTGTCAAGTGTGAATGCTTAGGAATTATATTACATGTATCACCGGTTGCCGTTGTCCATGAACTTTCCTGATTCGGTACAAGCAATTTTAAAATTTTGCCAAGTATGGCTTGTATTAATCCAGTATAAAGTGGCATTATAATGGCTAACCCCAAAAACAAGGTTGAGTGGGCAACAGACGCAGTAGTAATAGTAAATATGAATGCAGTCAATGCAAATATAATAGGTAACTGCTGGATTCCACGAAACATATATTCTTTTACTCCTCCTATTACACTTGAAGCCGATAGCAGCGACATTCTAACTCTGCCTTTTATTTTAGGTTTTCACTAGGAAGAAGGTGCGCATACATACATTGGTTTGCCCAATTCTGCTGCCGATACTATCATCGGCAAATTCAGCAGATTTACGCTATCACGTCCAAAGAGGGCTTTATTCTGATAAATTATCATATAGCCGGCAACACAGCCAAATATTATAGATAAAATCAAAGTGCCGAATGCCTCACAGCCGTAGTTATATCTGAATGTAAATAATACAAAGAGAAACATTGTACTCAAGGCAATGGCCACATTCGTGCGCGTAGATAAATTACCACCCAATGTCTGTACTTCATTTCTGAATTCCTGTACACAACCAATCATATAAGTTAAAACCCCGCTCATAAAGAACATAGTAGGTGATGGAAACATGCTTGGTGTACCAATTGTTTCAATCAATGAAATTCGCATCTTATTGGGAAATATGAGACCATTTTGACATATTGGATTCGCGTAATTAGGCCCACTTCCAACAGGAGATATACCACCTATAACTGTGGAAATGGCTCTCTGAATAAACATAAGTTCAAACATGCTTAGCAAAAGAAAGCAGTACGACTTACAGAAACTCATAACTGATAAAATGGCTATACCAAGCACAATCCCATCCGGAAGTAAGCGAAAGAATTCTATAACTGGTGGGACTATGATAGAGTCTTTAAATTCATTAAGTGCTTCCCATAGGCCTGGGCGAACTGTCTTTGGTTGGGTGGACGACATAAGGTCTATCTAACATATTCATATAAAGCAATGGGCATCCCTTCTTATTATCGGACACTCATAACTAAAATACCGACTGCCATAACAAAATCTGCTCCACATTCCACCGGCGCACTCTTGGTAGATATGAATTGTATGATTTATCATATCCTAAAGGAACCGAAAATGGCTAACACACCCTATCCTGGTACCCCTGGTTCCCCCGAAAGTAATCGCTGGGAGAAGAAACTTCAAGATGAAGTCTGCGCGTATCTGACGCATGTATGGCGTTCTGCCGGCGCACCTACAAAAGTCTATGTGGCACTGGACGGAGTTGTTCCCTATGCCAAAATTAAACAACAGCGCTTTCGCAGATTCAAATCTGCCGCAGCCGCAACAGTTGTAGCCACTACAGTGGGAAGCACCGCCACACCCACATGGGATACAAATGCAATCACACCAGGCACAGCCTTTATGGCAACCATGGGAGATGCCCTACGGACAGCCGGCTCCAAGTTCGGTTGGAGTATAAGCGACACCGATGAGCCAGGAGAGGGTGAACACAAGGTAATGAAATGGCTTCATACCACACAAGTTCCAGCAGGACCCATTGTCGTATATGGTTTAGATGCCGACCTCATTTTGCTATGCCTATTAGCCGGAGAAAAGCTCGGTAATGCCTATAAACTATACTTGTTACGCGAATCCATGGCATTCGGTAAACTTGTAAGGCATTCTGAAAATGAACACGCCGACCTCTGCTTTTTTGACATATCCACACTTCTTACATCCCTTCAACGAGGTGAAACCTGGACCCGAGAACAGTTTTACGACTACATATTCGGAATGTCCTTCTGTGGTAACGACTTCCTACCTACCGGGCTATCTCTGCGCATGCGAGATAACGGCCATTCTATCCTTCTTTCTGGCCTGAGCACACTATGGAAACGAAACACACATATGGTTAAGTTTGAAGACGGAATTGCTGTTCCAGATAAGGCAGGGCTCATCGCCTTTACAAAATTTATGTTAAGCCAAGAAGACAGGCTCGTACTCACAACTATAAGGGCTAAGATGTCAGCCAGATTTGGTGAATCTGAAGAAGACAATCTGCCACTCATTGAACAAGCGGAAAAACCACTCATACAATTCAAAGGTGAGCATATTTCACTGAGGTCTAACTGGCAGGATACATACTCTCAGTTAGCCCTCGGAACGAATGAGCGCGAGCAGAGGCAAAGATGTGCCAGAGAATTCTGGGAAGGATGGTCGTGGATTCTCAGATATTACCAAGGACTTCCCGTAGACTTTGAATGGGTCTACAGCGCAGGATACCCGCCTACATGGTCCGATCTCCTACAGAATTTATTACATGGGCAAGATAACCCTATAATGAAACTCCCAATAACCGAGCGTATCCCGTTGAAGCCTCAAGAACAACTTGCCCTAGTTCTACCTATGCGAAGCTGGTACTTGCTTATGAAAACGCCATACCGAAACCTACCAGCCACTCTCCCTCAATTTTGGCCACAAGGGTTTCACCTAGAAACATTCGGGAAACGCTTCGGTTGGGAGTGTGAACCACTCATACCCATGCTTACACCCGAAAGATTAAGATATCAAATGCGCTCTAATGAAGAACGAATGAATCACACTACATAGAAAGGATGGGGAACAACTTCTCATTAGCGGTGGGACAGATACCCGAATCACATATTCGCATATATAAGAATGTCCTACAAATACAATCTCCCGCCACTCGTGTGCAAATGTTAGAAACACTATTTGCTGGACAGGAGTATGTGGCAAGCGCCAAGCAATCTGGACTCTATGCTCCAATTCTTTCATACATTGTATCGGTTCGTCGTGGAGACGCCACCTTCCTTCCCGGGGAAGCAACGCACACCCAAGGAATTCAGGTTCAGGGACAACCCAATAGAGTACGAGGACAACAACCTGGGAATAGCCTTATTACAAGAGGAGGAGAACAAGGAGCCCATACAAAAGCAATAACATTCTTCTCCCAATGTCTCCAAATTCTAGACCTCAGCGAGGAAATTGCCCTCAATGAAAAAATTCTGAAAGACGCATACAAGAAGGCATCTATCCGAGCACACCCCGACAAGGGTGGATCAGAAGAGGCATTTGATTCTGTTACCCGGGCCTACGCATACCTCGGTGAAATTCTCCGGCGTGTCCGTGGAGGGAGGGCTGATACAGTCAATGTTTCTGAGGAGTCCCCAGCCCGCCTTACAGCCGCTCGTGACACAACTTCCGAGGGCTGGAAAATGACCGAGCCAGTCAAACTCAACCCTAAAAGTCTGAACATGGACGCCTTCAACAAGGCATTTGAAGAAACACGACTCCCAGACCCCGATGGAGATGGCTACGGAGATTGGCTAAAGTCTGCCGAAGGTGGACCTCAAGGCGGTTCTGCCAACAAGTTCAACGGTAAATTCAATCGTTCCGTTTTCAATGACGCATTCGAAAGTGAAATAAAAAGCCGAGCCGCATATAACTCCTCCCAACTCGCGAATCGGCAACCAGAGGCTCTTGTTATGGCTCCCACTCTCGGTATTGAACTTGGGCGTGAGAAGCCGGAGGATTTCACTGGAGCTAACCTCAACGGTCTTAAATATACGGATCTCAAGAAAGCTTATACAAGTGATTCCACGTTCAGCCACCAAGTTGCAGGAGTACGTGTTTCCAATAAATCATTTGATGCCGCTGCATCCGAAAGGAAGTCGGCTCCAGTACCTCTTAGTTATCAAGAGATGGAGGCAATTGCTGAAGGAGAGCGTCGTATGGCTCAAAGACAAACACAGCAAGCAGTTCGAATATCAGAAGAAGACCGGAGGATAAGCGATCATTTCAAAATGATGCAACGCTATGTCATTACAGATAAGTAATCTTTCCATGGTAAGATAAGAAGAGATGAAGGACTGGATGATGCCACTTACTATAGGCTTAATAGGGGTTATAGCAATTGGACTTGGTTTTACAGTAAGTCAAGGGATGATTCATGGGAACCCTTTTGAAGCTAAAGGACTCATGCAGAAAGGTATGGACAGACCTGCAATCTGGATATTCTATGACACATCTATACCCAATACGCGACAATACGCGGATTTTAATGCCCGGTCATCCCGAGCCTTGAATCTCCCTTTTCTGAATATGTGTTATGAGAGTATCGCTAGGCACAATGCGTCTGAGTATCGTATTGAAATTATCAGCGGTCTTGATGGACTCGCAGAAAGATTGGGTGGATGGGATCAGTTGCCTAACAAATTACAGAACCCCCTTGTTACATTGGAACCATCCGATCACGCTTGGATTCGTGCTGCCATCCTAGCAAAATATGGAGGGCTCTGGGTTGCTCCCGCCACTATCTGTATAAAGCCATTCGGAATTCTGCCCGAGAAACCTGTATTCTTTGGTACGGACCCTGATGAGACGTTCTCAGGTACAGCAGGGACGTCTGTACCCAATTTCCAAGTCGCTTGGTCTCCTCACCCTGATCACCCTCTCTGGGCTGGTTGGGAGGCCAAGGCTAAGAATCGTCTTAATACATCTGGTGGAGGTGATACGGCACGTGGAGATCACAAATGGGAATTCCTCTCACTCGTTGCGATGAATCCCAATTATGAAGTGCGCCCTCTCGCAGAAGTGAGTCGTAAAGGTGTAGCGGGTCGCAGAATTCAAATAGAAGACATACTCGCAGGAGGACAAGAAGGAGATATGCCATTTGTTATAGGTCCTATGGCCGTCTACGTACCCTTACCTTGGCCAGAGTTAAAGGACCGTCGTGCATTTGGTTGGTTCTTACGTATGTCTGAAAGCCAAATAGCAGAAAGCGATCTGGTCATCAGGGATTTATTCAAAAAGGCGGGTGTACTTTAAAATATATTATCTACTAAATAATCTTCGGAATCCATTACTAATACTATTTCCCACCCCTCGTATCCCACTTTGAGCCTTTTCAGCAGCTTCAGCAGCCTCCTTACGAGCCTTTTCAGCAGCTTCAGCAGCCTCCTTACGAGCCTTTTCAGCAGCCTCTTTACGAGCCTTTTCAGCTGCTTTGGCAGCCTCCCTTTGTGCCCTTTCAGCAGCTTCAGCAGCCTCTTTACGAGCCTTTTCAGCTGCTTTGGCAGCCTCCCTTTGTGCCCTTTCAGCAGCTTCAGCAGCCTCCTTACGAGCTTTTTCAGCTGCTTCGGCAGCCTCCCTTTGTGCCCTTTCAGCAGCTTCGGCAGCCTCCCTTTGTGCCCTTTCAGCAGCTTCAGCAGCCTCCTTACGAGCCTTTTCAGCAGCTTCAGCAGCCTCCCTTTGTGCCCTTTCAGCAGCTTCAGCAGCCTCCTTACGAGCTTTTTCAGCTGCTTCGGCAGCCTCCTTACGAGCCTTTTCAGCAGCTTTGGCAGCCTCCCTTTGTGCCCTTTCAGCAGCTTCAGCAGCCTCCTTACGAGCTTTTTCAGCTGCTTCGGCAGCCTCCCTTTGTGCCCTTTCAGCAGCTTCGGCAGCCTCTTTACGAACCCTTTCAGCAGCCTCAGCATCCTTCTGTATTTGATTTGTGTCAATCGATACACTTAAATCGACTTCGGCTCCAACAAGTACAGCAAGTTCACCGGATACTCCAACCGTCGCGACCCCATTATCAAATGTAGCCTGACCTCCAGCCCCTGCCTCAAAATGCTCAGCCACACTTACACCTGCCCCTGCCGTAGCAGAGCCTTCACGAAATCCAACTGTCCCAGTTCCATCTACGCCAACACTAGACCCTACCGACGCATTTGCGCCGACATCTAGACCGTTTTCACCAGCTTTTACATGGCAATCGACCTCAGTCCCTTCCTTCGCATACGCAGTACCAGAAGCGGATACACCCACACCTTCATATCCGACACCTGCCTCCGCTGTAACTTCAACACATGTAGTATCTGAATAGTTTGCTTCTGCGTAAACATTATTACCTTCCAGCCCTCCTGAAAAGGATGCCTCGGTACCCGTTTTAGCAGAAACGGCTACAGATGCTTCTGCGTAATCATTACTCACAACCAGACATGCCTCCGCCCTTGTAGTTCCATCATACGCAACAGATACAGTTGTATCGGTCACGCTTACTTCAGTCTGATTATTCCTGCTAACACTGGCATGCGTCTCCATTCTATATGTAGAGCTTAACTATTTATTTTTTTATAAAAACAACACACGAATTTCCTCTCCTTGTGCTAATAAACGAGGTGTCGCAGGATGCATTTGATAGACTGTGCGCTTCTTCCCGTTATGATTCCGCTCGTATGTTTCAAGACGAAATCCATGAAAGGGTAAGATATGTCTGAGAATAGTAATTGTCCGCCGGGCATCCAATGTATTAAAATACTTCTTTGCCTTACAGGGAAGGTAATATGGCTGTAGGATGGGAGCCCATGTTTCCAGTGTTGCGATATTCAAATCTTCTGCACTAAAGAGTTTTGAATCTGCTAGACCTGTAAAACCTAGTTCATGAAGAGTAGTTGTTACCACATCCAAAGGCGGGTGTTGGCGGAATAGTTTCGCCATCTTACTTGAACTACATATACAAACGACCCTTATGTTGGCGCAGTGGCATTCCAAGGCCTTACATCAGAACACGCAGACATCAAATCTGTAATACTGGACCTAGATTGACTATGATAAATCCAACTCCGTATTAAGAATTGCTGTATATTATACCACGCCCTATGATTAACTATCGTCATAACTATCATATTATGTTCCAATTCAAATAATATGTCCTCAAAAGAATACCCAAGTTCCCAGATTTTATATAGTTGTCTCTGAGCTTCTGTCCATCTACCCTCTATTATCATATCTAACAACTCCTTCATTGACCCCCATATATGTGGATCAAGAGACTTCTTAATATACTCAGAATCTAAAATACCAATACCTTCTGCCGATCTCAATGTGTACAACATTTTCGCCATACTTTGAAACTTCATTAAGGAACACAATGATAAGGTTATAAGTTCACTATAGGCCTCTTCTGTAAAATCACTCTTCTTAAATCCCTCCCTCTCCAGAATTTGGTCATATACGAATATATTATTGGATGGTTCAATTAATATAATATGACATCTTGATTGTAAGGGTGTAATGAGTGACTCTTTATTTTGACTGATAAAGAGAAATCGTGTTATATGACTATATGTCTCCATAGGTCTTCTCAAGGCCTGTTGAGAAATAGCCGGCAATGTATCACAGTCATCCACAATAATCCATCGGTATACATCCTTCCGAGGAGCAATCCATCTGACGTGATCATTCAAGATTTGTCTAAATGTATGTATCCCCCGATCCTGATGAGATGAAATCTCCACACAGTACTCAGATTCCTCCTTTTTACTGATTCCGTGTTTCTTGAAATAGGCTGCAATGAACTCTTTCGCCAAAGTCGTCTTACCAGAACCTGTAAACCCAACGAGGAAAATATGAGGTGGATTATCTAGACACGCATTTAATTCTGATAAAATGTGGTCCATTCCAAAAAGACTCGTTTGTATTATGGCCTTTGTAGGTGTAACCATCCCTATATCTATCTGCTTTGTTTGAGGATACCTTAGACCATCGCAGATATAGACCTTCTGCGCTAAATTCAAGACCTAAACCCATAGGCCTTCATGAAAAGGAGATGAGTGATAAGGACCTCTATAAGATTTTAGGAGTTGATCGCAGTGCAGATATCAGCGACATTAAATCGGCCTACAAGCAACTTGCCAAGGAGCATCACCCAGACAAAGGTGGAGACCAAGAAAAATTCAAAGAAATCGGTCAGGCCTATGAGATTCTCAGTGACGATGGGCGTCGTAAAATGTATGACATGACGGGAAGTACGTCAGAGCAACCTAATGGTATGGGAAGAGGTGGAGATCCATTCGGAGGCATGCCTTTCCCAATGCACGAGATGTTTGGGGGAATGTTTGGAGGCATGTTTCCCGGCGGTCCAGGGGGGCCAGGGGGGCCAGGGGGGCCAGGTAGGCGACGTGAAGGAAAGTCTCCCGGTAAGACTCAAGAACTCCCACTTCGTATCGTAGATTATTACAAGGGTCGTAACCTCAGTATAAAACTTGGACGACATACTTTTTGTATTTACTGTAAAGGTTCTGGGGCATTTTCCAGTGAAACATGTGGGGACTGTGGTGGACAAGGTCAAGTCAGACAAATGGTCCAAATGGGTCCCATACAAATGCTATCTCATGGAACCTGTCATGTGTGTCAAGGCAAAGGTAAGAAACATACTGGTAAATGCGATCCTTGTCAAGGACGTGGCTTGATACCAGAGGAGAAGAATTTGGATATCAAGATTGAAGCAGGAATGATGTCAGGTAATACAATTGTGTTTCCGGGTATGTGTTCAGACAACCCGGGATTCACGGAAGCCGGTGATGTGACTATCGTACTCCGAGATGCAGATGAGGAAGGAGATTCACGGGGTTGGGTTCGGGAAGGTAATAGACTCAAGACTTCCGTAACCATTAATTTAACCGAAGCACTTCTTGGTACTACAAAAGTCCTCAAAGGGCACCCGGGATTTCCGGATGGTGTGCCTATTGAGATCCCGGTCGGTGTTCAAAACATGTGGACAGGGACAATTCCAACTTTAGGTATGCCTGTAAGAGGAACACCTAAATTTGGTGAGGCGTATGTATCAATTCTCGTGATACCCACACAAGACGAACTTGACGCATTAAAAAAGCAGACTATGTTAATCAAAACAATCTTACCGTCCCTTCCATCTCCGGAACAATGTCCGGAAAGTGTCCGCTCAGGTCGCTGGTCAGCTCTTTAGATTAGGGCTTGGGTGCCCAATAGTTAGGATTCCTCGCGGCATCCCAGTCATAGTTCAAGCCTGCACTCTTCTCAAGACCGGAAGGGAGAAGCATTGAGTTCTCGGAAAGAAGAGAGCCACTAAAATTATGTGCCCCGCCACGCATTCTGTTGCGACGACTGTGACCACGTTTCTCTTTACGACCACGAGTCTTATTCTTCTTCCTGTTTCTCCTGGCACCACCATCCTGCATGCCTTGAATCTGTCTTAGCGCAGAGTCCAAGGGGACTGTACGGGCGGCGGCAACCATAGAAGAATCGGTTAGAACGCTCCCAGTGACTCCACCGGGATAAGGTGACATCCCTCCATGCTGATTCTTGTGGATATCCAGAAACTGGGTACCCTGGGAAAGACTATCCTTCTGGCCCATTGCCATACTCATGTCATGCACAGGTGACATTCCACCACGCATGCGTCGGCTACCCTTATTGCTCTTGTTCTTATTGCTCTTGTTCTTATTGCTCTTGTTCTTATTGCTCTTGTTCTTATTGCTCTTGTTCTTATTGCTCTTGTTCTTATTGCTCTTGTTCTTATTGCTCTTGTTCTTATTGCTCTTGTTCTTATTGCTCTTGTTCTTATTGCTCTTGTTCTTATTGCTCTTGTTCTTATTGCTCTTGTTCTTATTG